TGCAGATTTTGGTCTGTACGGAACCCGGGGGTTCGCGGTTTCCCCGAAATGGGGTCTGACCTGCGGTTTTCGCCAACACTTGTTGATTCCCGAAATGGGAGGAAGTCATGCCACCTGTACCTAAAGATCCTTCTGTGCGTGCTCGTCGCAATAAGTCTTCGACGCGGGCTACGTTGTCGGCGGATCATGATGTGGTCGCTCCTGAGTTGCCGGATGGTGTGGTGTGGCATCCGTTGACGGTGCGTTGGTGGAATGACATTTGGGCGTCGCCGATGGCCCCGGAGTACACAGACTCGGATATCAACGGGTTGTTCCGTGTGGCGATGCTCTATAACGATTTTTGGACTGCCGATAACGCGAAGGCGCGGGCGGAGGCTCAGGTTCGGTTGGAGAAGGCCGACACTGATTATGGGACGAATCCGTTGGCCCGTCGCCGTCTGGAGTGGCAGATTGAGGCGACCGAGGATTCGAAGGCTAAGGGGTCGAAGCGGCGGAAGTCGGAGGCTGCGCCGGTGTGCCCACCGGAGCCTGGTGACGATCCTCGTTTGAAGCTTGTGACCTGACGGCCTTATGGCTGTCTTGCAAGTCCCTCCTGTGGATTTAACGTTTCCTACGTTAGGTCCCCAGGTGTGTGACTTCATTGAGGATCGGATGGTGTTCGGGCCGGGCTCGCTGTCGGGGCAGGCCGCCCGTCTTGATGATGAGAAGCGCGCGCTGGTGTATCGGCTGTACGAGCTGTATCCGCGTGGGCACCGGTTGGCTGGCCGTCGTCGGTTCGAGCGGGCCGGTGTTGAGCTGAGGAAGGGCGTCGCCAAGACCGAGTTCGCGGCGTGGATTTGCGGTGTGGAGCTGCACCCGGAGGCGCCGGTTCGGTGTGACGGGTTCGATTCTGCCGGCAATCCGGTGGGGCGGCCGGTTCGTTCTCCTGTGATTCCGATGATGGCGGTCACCGAGGAACAGGTGTCAGAGCTGGCGTTCGGGGTGCTGAAGTACATCCTGGAGAACGGCCCTGACGCTGATCTGTTTGATATCAGCAAGGAGCGGATCGTCCGGTTGTCACCTTCGGGTGGTGAGGATGGGTTCGCTGTTGCTGTGTCGAATGCTCCGGGGTCTCGTGATGGCGCGCGGACAACGTTTCAGCATTTCGATGAGCCGCACCGGTTGTTTATGCCGAGGCATCGTGACGCGCACGAGACGATGTTGCAGAATATGCCGAAGCGTCCGATGGAGGACCCGTGGACGTTGTACACGTCTACGGCTGGGCAGCCTGGGCAGGGCAGCATCGAAGAGGATGTGCTTGCCGAGGCGGAGTCTATCGCCAGGGGTGAGCGGCAGGACCCGTCGCTGTTCTTCTTCCGCCGTTGGGCTGGCGATGAGCACGATGATTTGTCGACGGTGGAGAAGCGTGTCGCTGCTGTCGCGGATGCTACTGGCCCTATTGGGGAGTGGGGTCCGGGTCAGTTTGAGCGGATCGCGAAGGACTACGACCGTACCGGTATTGATCGCGCGTACTGGGAACGTGTCTATCTGAATCGGTGGCGTAAGTCGGGCTCGCAGGCGTTCGATATGACACGCCTGGTGCAGTGTGATGAGACGGTCCCAGATGGAGCGTTCGTCACTGCTGGGTTTGACGGGTCGCGGTGGAGAGATGCGACGGCTGTCGTGGTCACTGAGATTGCGACGGGCCGGCAGATGTTGTTGGGCTGTTGGGAGCGGCCCGAGGACGTCGAAGAGTGGGAAGTCCCTGAGCATGAGGTGACTGCGCTCGTTGTTGACATGATGTCGCGGTTTGAGGTGTGGCGCATGTACTGCGACCCGTGGGGTTGGGATTCGACGATCGCTGCGTGGGCGGGCCGTTTCCCGGATCGGGTTGTGGAGTGGGCTGTTGGTGGTGGCGGCAGTTTGAGGCGTGTGGCTGCTGCGACGCAGGGTTATGCCGATGCGTTGGCGACTGGTGACGCGGTGCTGGCTGCCAATGTGTGGCGGCCGAAGTTTGTTGAGCATATGGGTCATGCGGGGCGGCGTGAGTTGAAGCTGGTGGACGATACGGGCCAGCCTCTGTGGGTGATGCAGAAGCAGGATGGCCGTTTGGCCGACAAGTTTGATGCTGCGATGGCGGGGATGTTGTCGTGGGAGGCGTGTGTTGATGCGCGTCGTGATGGTGCGCATCCGCGCCCGAAAGTGTTTGCGCCTAGACGGATCTACTAGTCGCGATAGAGACAGAGAGGGGGTCAGCTGTTGACTGCTTCAACGCCAGCGGAATGGCTCCCGGTGCTGACGAAGCGTATCGACGACGGAATGTCGCGGGTGCGTTTGTTGGCGCGTTACTCCAATGGGGATGCTCCGCTTCCTGAGTTGACGCGGAACACGTCTGCGGCGTGGCGTTCGTTTCAGCGTGAGGCGCGCACCAACTGGGGTTTGATGGTGCGTGATTCGGTTGCTGACCGGATCATCCCGAATGGCATCACGGTTGGTGGTTCCGCTGATAGTGATTTGGCGTTGCGGGCGCGCCGCATTTGGCGGGATAACCGCATGGATTCCGTGTGTAAGCAGTGGGTCAAGTATGGTCTGGACTTCGGCGAGTCGTATTTGACGTGCTGGCGTCGTGATGACGGTACGGCGACGATCACAGCTGATTCTCCTGAGACGATGGTTGTCAGTGTTGACCCGTTGCAGCCGTGGCGGATCAGGTCTGCGATGCGGTGGTGGCGGGACCTCGATGCCGAGTCGGATTTTGCGATTGTGTGGTCGGGTGACGGGTGGCAGAAGTTCGCCCGTCCGTGCTTTGTGCAGTCGTCGTCCCGGCGCAGGCTGGTGACGCGAATCTCAGACTCGTGGGTTCCGGTTGGTGATGCTGTAGTGACCGGTTCGCCGCCGCCGGTGGTGGTGTACCAGAACCCTGATGGCATGGGCGAGGTGGAGCCTCACATTGACATCATCAACCGGATCAACCGGGCTGAGCTTCAGTTGTTGTCCACGATGGCGATCCAGGCTTTCCGGCAGCGGGCGTTGAAGTCGACGGAGCATGTATTGCCGAAGGTTGACGAGAACGGCAACGCGATCGACTACACCTCGATCTTTGAGGCCGCGCCGGGAGCGTTGTGGGAGTTGCCACCTGGGGTTGATATCTGGGAATCGCAGACGAACGACTTCACTCCGATGTTGTCGGCGATCAAGGAGCATATTCGACAACTGTCGTCGGCGACCAAGACTCCGCTGCCGATGCTGATGCCGGACAGCGCGAACCAGTCAGCTGAGGGTGCGCACAACATTGAAAAGGGTTTCCTGTTCAAGTGTGAGGATCGGTTGTCGATAGCGAAGATCGGTCTTGAGGCCATCTTGGTTAAGGCGTTGCAGATTGAGGGCGAATCGGTTGAGGACACAGTGGATGTGTCGTTTGAGTCGCCTGATCGTGTGACGCTGGGGGAGAAGTATTCCGCCGCATCTCTGGCTAAGGCGGCCGGCGAGTCGTGGGCGTCTATCCGGCGGAACATCCTGAACTACAACGCCGATCAGATCAAGCAGGACGATCTTGATAGGGCGCGTGAGCAGATAACTTTGTTCGCCCAGCGTCCCCAGGAAGATGGATCACGCTGAGTATGCGGCTGCGACCGCTGAACTGAGGCGCAGACTGCTCGAATATGTGTCCGCAGCGTGGACATCGGTAACGCTGTCTGACAGTGGACTGCAAGAGTTGACATCTTCGGTGGCACCGGTTGTCCAAGCGGCCCAAGAGTCTATGGCTGCCATGACTTCGGTGTACATCGCAGAAGTCACCCAGCAGTCACCGGTGCAGGCCGTCGAGGTTTCCGCGATTCGCGGTGTGCCGTCGGAGAATGTGTACGCGCGGCCTGTGATCACAGCACGTACGGCACTGTCGGAAGGTAAGAGCGTCGCAGCGGCACTCCGGGCCGGTCAGCGCCGTATCGAGAACCTGGCGGGCACCGACCTGCAACTTGCAAAGACGCACCAAGCTAGGTCGTCGTTCGCCCGCAGCGGTGTCCAGTTCTACCGCCGCGTCTTGACCGGCAACGAGAACTGCGCGCTGTGTGTCATCGCATCAACCATGCGGTACCGCAAAAACTCGCTGATGCCCATTCATCCGGGCTGTGATTGCGATATTGACGTTATCCCCCCGGGGATGGACTTCGACACAATCAGCACGGAACTTCTCAACGAGACGCATGACCAGGTGAAGGCGTTCGCGGATATCGCGGACCGCGGCGGCCGCGCCGTTGACTACCGGAAGTTGATCGTCACTCGCGAGCACGGCGAGGTTGGGCCGGTCCTCGCATGGCGTGACCAGAAGTTCTCGGGCCCCAAAAGCATCCAGCGCTGACCCCCGGCGGTCTGGATAACGCACACATGTCCCGTAACGGGGCATGTCACAAAGAAAACCCATCCGCAAAGGAAACAAACCCTCATGTCTGATGATGTGACAGCAGAAACGTCGGAACACAGCGCCGTAACGGAGCCAGTGGAACCGGCAGTCGACCAGGACGCAACCGCCACGGTTGAGGAGCCCACGCAAGCTCCGAAACCAACCGAGACGGTCGAGTTCTGGAAGAAAATGGCCCGCAAAAACGAGGCGCAAGCCAAGGAAAACTTCGCGGACGCCAAGAAATGGCGCGAGTCGCAGGAAAAAATCGGCGACGACCCGCTGGCCCGGATCGAAGAACTGGCACGAAAGTTCGAGACGGCTGAGCGTGAACGCATCCGCAGCGATGTGGCGCGTGAAACGAAAGTCGACCCGGAGTTCATTCATGGCGACACCGAAGAAGAGATGCGCGAATCCGCCGACCGGTGGAACGAGTTCGTCAACAAGCGGATCGAAGAAGCGCTGAAGGCCAAAACGGCATCGTCGGCCGTGCCGACGTCGGAAGTCACATCAGACAAGAAGGTTGAAGGCCCGAAGCCTCTCACACCGGCTGAGTATGCGGCGCTGCCGCCTGCCGAGCGAAAGAAGGCGCGAGAAGAGGGCCGACTCGACAGCTATCTACGTGGAGAACTCCACTAACACAGAAGGGAGCCAAAAATGGCTTTCAACAACTTCATTCCTGAACTCTGGTCGGACATGCTCCTGGAGGAGTGGACCGCCCAGACCGTTTTCGCCAACCTCGTCAACCGCGAGTACGAGGGCATCGCAAACAAGGGCAACGTGGTCCACATCGCTGGCGTGGTCGCACCTACCGTCAAGGACTACAAGGCCGCTGGCCGGCAGACCTCGGCGGACGCGATTTCCGACACCGGCGTCGATCTGCTCATCGATCAGGAAAAGTCGATCGACTTCCTCGTCGATGACATCGACCGTGTTCAGGTCGCGGGTTCGCTGGAGGCCTACACCCGTGCGGGTGCCACGGCCCTGGCCACCGACACCGACAAGTTCATCGCTGATCTGCTGGTGGACAACGGAACCGCGCTTACCGGTTCGGCGCCTACGGACGCTGATGATGCGTTCGACCTGATCGCTTCTGCGCTCAAGGAGCTGACGAAGGCGAACGTCCCGAACGTGGGGCGTGTCGTTGTCGTGAACGCGGAGATGGCGTACTGGCTGCGTTCATCCGGGTCGAAGCTGACCAGCGCGGACACCTCCGGCGACGCTGCGGGTCTGCGCGCGGGCACCATCGGGAACCTTCTGGGTGCCCGGATCGTGGAGTCGAACAACCTTCGGGACACCGACGATGAGCAGTTCGTCGCGTTCCATCCGTCGGCCGCTGCGTATGTGTCGCAGATCGACACCGTTGAGGCGCTGCGCGACCAGGACAGCTTCTCCGACCGTATCCGCGCTCTGCACGTGTACGGCGGCAAGGTTGTTCGCCCGACTGGTGTGGTCGTCTTCAATAAGACGGGCAGCTAGCCACAGCGATGTTGCTTGCTACCGCCGATGACGTTGCTGCTGCGCTTGGATTACCGGGCGCAGCAGCGCTCACACCGGAGCAGTCTTCCCGTGTGGATGGCGTGCTGGGACGTGTCAGCGACACCTTCCAGCGCGTCACCGGGCGGGTGTTCACCACAGGGGCCACTCGGGTGCGGGCGCAGGTCGTCAACGGGCGCGTGTGGCTTCCTGGCGTGGTGGATGAAGTCGAAGCAGTCACGCTTACCGGTGGAGAAGAAGTCGACTTCAACCAAGACGGTAACTATGTGGATGTCACCCGAAATGGGTGCCCCCTCGTTACCGGCACAGTGGTAATAGTCGAATATGTTGGCGGAGGTGTGCCCGACTCTGTAACAGAGTTCGTGGCTGCGGTCGCCGCACGTCACCTGACGGTGACGCCGGGTTCGGTTTCATCGCAGGCGGTATCGCTGACGGCAGGGCCGTTCACCCAGCGGAATGCAGAGTGGGTGTCCGGGACGGCAGTGTTCACCCGGGACGAGTTAGAAGATGCGAAACGGTTCGCCAACCCTGCACCTACGATCACGATTCACAGGCTATGACGTTCCCAACTCCGTACACGGTGACACACTATCCACACGTCGGTGACACGACGGATGGATTGGGGAACACGATCCCCCAGTTCGGTTCCGGGGTGACTGTTCCAGTGATCCAACTGGCCCCGCACGTGCAGGTGGTGGGGACGTATTCGATTGTGGAAACCGAAACGATCGATGTTGACCTGTACTTGCCGCCCGGTTCGCCGGTGAAGGTGAAAGACCGTGTGGGGTACGGGTCAGATGTGTTCGATGTGGTTGCGGTTCGTGACTGGAACATGGGTTTTCACGGTTGGGCGCCGGGTTTGGTGGCAGAACTTCGGAAGGTGTGATGAATCGTGGCGAACGGTCCAACGAGGAAGAACCCTTTGGCGAAGTTCGGTGTGCGGCTTGATGATTTCGACAAACTGCCTGAGGTGAACGAGGGCGTCAACGATTTCATGGACGAGGTTGTTGCCGCGTGGAAGAACAATTCTCCCGTGGGCACCGGCGCTTACCGTGATTCTGTTCAGGTGACGGAACGTTCCACGAACAAAGGTCGCGGGAAGGTCGGCGCGACTGATCCGCAAGCGCATCTCGTGGAGTTCGGGTCGGCGCACAACGACGAGTACGCGCCGGCCCAGAAGACAGCTAAACAGTTCGGCGGCAACGCGTATGGCGACTGATTCAGCGCCGAGTATCCACCGTGTGATGGTGGCGTGGCTGTCCCCTCTGGGGAAGGTTTCTACCCGCCGCTTGTCGGGTGATCCGTTGCCGCACCGTGTGGTTCGTCGTGTCGATGGGCGTGACGTTCCCGAAGAGGGCAGCGATTCGGCTGTCGTGTCGGTGCACACGTTCGCCGCGTCTGATGAGGCCGCCGAGAATGAAGCCGAGTTGACACACCAACGAATGCTGGAGCTCGTCGTTAACCCGCTGACGGAGATACCGCTCGGCGGTGGTGTTGTTGCGCGTATCGACTACGCGCGTGTGCTGATGAAACCGGTCCTCGTCGAGTATGACGACGACGGTCACCTGGTGCGGCATGTGGGCCGCTATGAGATCGGTGTTCAGTACATCTAGTTGAAGGTTTCAGCCCTGACAAGGGGCCTGGCGGTAACGCCGGGTCCCTTTTTTGTTCGCCGGAAATTTTCGCAATCCGGTCCCTTATCCAAATGAGAGGAGCGTCCCTATGACGCAGCCATTGACCGGCACCGACTGGAGCGCCGGCGGATTCACTGACATTCACAAGCCGTTCATCGAGCGTGGCGGCCTGCAGGCGGTGTTCATCCGTGACAACCGCGGTGCCGCGACGGACATGTCGCCGTTCGAGGATGATTGCGTGACGGTGAAGTGGTCGCCGTTTGCGCAGGACGGGAAGCTTCGCGACGACCTGTTCATCCGCCGGAAGGTGAACGGCAAGTACGAGTACAACACTGACCCGAATGAGGGCTGGTGGCACATCGGCTGCAACCCTGAGGATGGTGGCGCGGAACGTGAACCGGACGTCACCTCTGACGATCTGATGGTGTTGCAGTCGAAGTTCCCGGTCGATTCTGAGGTGACGGAGAAGTCGTACTCGGTGCGGTTCGTGGCGCTCGGTACGGCCGATCCGCTGATTCACCGGCTGGAGTCGGAACTTCCGTTGTGCGACAACGCGGGTAATCCGTTGGTCGCTCTTCCCGGTACCCCTGACTACGGTGAGGGTCCGCTGCTGGACGCGGATTCGGCGGAGTACCAGCTTCTGCTGCTGTATGCGCGCCGCACCTCGGGCGGGTTCATTTACCGCGCTGAGGGTTATCCGGCGGTGAAGCTGGACGACCAGGCGTCGAAGCAGCGGTCGAAGACCGATCCTGACGCGGCGGACCTGACGTACAAGGTGCTGCCGAATGAGTACTTCATGCGGCCCGACCCGGCGGGGACGATCGCCCTTGTTCCCGGCTACTTCTATGTGTGGATGGGTGGCCCGGGTTGGGCTGAGCAGTATTCGGACGGCAGCTAGCCGGTGAATCGTCCTGCCGGGTGGGTTGGTTTGGGGCTGGCACCCACCCGGCAGGCACCCACATAAAGCCAGCCCAACCCCTCAACCCCGAAGCCCCCCCTTTTTAAGGAAGCCCCTGATGTCTGTGAAGAAACCCGAGAACAATGGTGCCGCCGCGCGTGAACAGGCCACCGAGTTCGACTCACCATTCGCCGATCGTGTTCTGCGCTTCGATGACGGCAGCACCATGACAATCCCCCCGCACCCCAACTTGCGGATGCTCGACGACGATGCGCTGGAAGCATACGAGGCGTACCTCGAAGAGATCGAAACCTATGACCGTGAACCGGACCTGTACATCCCAGAACAGACGGTGAAGGACCGTGACGGCAACGAGATGGTCCTGCCGGCGGAGACCCGTCCCGGCGCGGTGAAAGGCCCCCCGTACTACAAGGACGGTAAGCGTGTATCGCCGCCGCGTGAGGTGCGGATCGTTCAGGTCATCTTGGGCATGGACAACTACGAGGTCCTGCGGTCGAAGAAGATCAACGGACGTCCTGCCGGTGCCCGTGATGTGTGGCGGGCCTGGACCGAGCAGGGCTTCACAATCGCGGAACGAGCTGAGTCCGACTCGAAAAGTGATGGAAGCTCAGTGGTTCTGGAGACTGTACCCGAGACAGATAGCGAGTGATCTGCGCCGGTTCTTCGGGCTGAGCGTCGCCGATTGGCATCAAGGCAGGCTGTCCAGCTTGGAGTTGCTGGACCTGTTCGGGGTGCGGTTCGTGGACAATCCTGAAGAACGCGTTCGGGAGTTGTATGTGGATTTCGCGCCTGTCAATGGTGCGGTGGCGCGGGCTGTTCGTGGTGGCCGCTGGTCTGAGTCGGAGTTGATCGCGGCGGAAACATACAACGAGATAGCCCGGTTCAGGGCGTCATTCCATGCATCGAGAAGCCGTAAAGCGGCGTATGAGCCGTTCGCTTTTGAGGATCCGGTTGATCGGTTGGAGAAAGCGAAAGCGTCGGTTGAGGCGCACGAGTTGCAGCGTGAGGTTGAGGCCGATCTGTTCGGCTGGTGACGGGAGGTGAGTGTCTGATGCCGATCTATGTGGACATTATTTCTCGTCTTGATGAGCGTGCTGCTGCGGTGGCGGCGAAGAACATTGAGCGTGAGATGGCCGCTGCTGGTGCTCGTGGCGGTTCGGCTGCTGGCCGCGCGATCGGTGAGAACGTCACCAAGGAGGCGGCTGCCGCTGGGCGTAATGCTGGTGAGCAGTTGTCGCGTGAGGTTGATCGTGCGACGAAGGCCGCGGGTTCCCGCATTGTTGATGGGTTCGCGGCGAATGGTGTGTCGGCGGGCCGGGGGTTTGGTTCGTCGTTCAGTTCGTCTCTTGCGTCGTCGTTGCCTGTGGCGGGCCGGTTTTCGTCTGCCCTGTCGGGGTATGAGGGTGCGGCGTCGAAGGCTGGCGCGTTGGCTGGCCGCGCGTTGGGTACCGCGTTCACCGCGGCCGCGACAGGCATCATCGGCGCCGCCGGTGTTGCCCTGTTCAAGGGGTTTGATCGGTACAAGTCTCTTGATGCGACGTCGCATCGTCTTGCCGCGATGGGGAACAGCGCCGAGCAGGTTAAGACGATCATGTCGGATATCAACGAGGTGGTTGTTGGTACTCCGATTGCGTTGGATGAGGCGGCAAAGGCGGCTACTCAGTTCCTTGCTGGTGGGGTGAAGCAGGGCCGCCCGTTGCAGGCGGCGTTGACGGCGATCGCGGACGCTGCCGGTGCGTCTGGCCAGAAGTTCGGCGACCTGGCCGTCATCTTCAACCAGGTGTTCAACAAGGGCAAGCTGCAGGCCGAAGAAATGTTGCAGCTCAATGAGCGTGGCATCAATGTTCAGGCGGCGTTGCAGAAAGAGTTCGGCCTGACGAGCGCCGAGATTCAGAAGATGTCGCAGGACGGCACGATTTCGTTCGGCATGCTTGTGCAGGCGATTGAGGGCCAGTTCGGTGGCATGTCGAAGAAGCTGGCCGACACTGTTGACGGCGCCTTGTCGAACATGAACGCTGCTGTGGGTCGTGTTGGTGCGAACTTCATTTCGGCGTTGTTCGGTGACCCGCTGGACACTACTGAGGGTCCCGGGGCGCTTGCGAAGTCGATCAACAATGTGACCGACAAGTTGAATGACTTGAACGCGTGGATCGTTGCCCACAAGGACGACATCAAGGATGCGTTCGAGGGTGCGGTCGAGACTGCGCAGGATCTGTGGGATGCGCTGTCGAGTGTGGTCGAAATGCTGGACCGGATAGGCATCAGCGTTGGTGATGTAGTGACCGCGTTCGTGGCGTGGAAGGCGATCGCCGGTGTTACCGCGTTGACGCAATCCCTTTCAACAGTGAGCACTACCCTGGCGGGGCTGCCTGCGACTGCCGATAAGTCGGCTAAGGGAATCTCTGCTGCGCTGTCGCGGGTGGCGGTGCCGGCGTGGTTGGCGTTCCTGGTCGCGCAGAACGGCCCTGAGATTGAGCAGGCCATTCAGAACGCGATTCCTGGCGCGGAGAATTGGAATCATTCGAACACGCCGGACCAGTTGGGGCGCAGAGCCCGTGAGTGGTGGGACCGCAACATTCAGGGCGGCACGGGGGTTGATCCGCAACCGTCGCCGTTGCCGCAACTTGGCGGCGGGTCTGGGCCTGGTACGCCTACGGTTGGTGGTATCCCGATACCGGGGCTTGTTGGTCCGAACTCGAATGGTCCAGCGTCTCCGTTCGGCAACCTGCCTGGTCAGGTTCCATTGGATGTTTCCGTGGAGGACCGACGCGGGCGCCGTGGCGGTGGTGGTGCCGCTGCGGATGCGGGTCCTGATGGTCCGTTGGCTGATTTGTTTCCGGGCGCTGCGGGTAGTGCCGGCGGGTCGTCATCGTCTGGCCCGAAGTTGCCGGATGCACCGGTGGTGCCGTATGACACGACGTTGCCGCCGGGGATTCCTGGCATGCCGCAGGACGCTGCCGTGTTCTCCGCTGAATCGTCGTATCTGGATGCGCGTCACAAACTGGCGGAGAAGCGTGCCCGCGCCGCCCAGTTGGAGCAGTCCACCGAGGCGACCGAAGAGGACCGGCTCAAGGCCCGTAACGATGTGATCGAAGCGGAACGTGACCTTCAGGCCGCCGAGATGCGCATGTCGGATGCGCGGGCGAATCAGTACGAGAAGTTGACGAAGCAAACCGATCAGCATGCCAAGGATTTGGGGCAGATCGGCGCCCAGCTTGATCAGGATTTCGGTATCTCGAAGGGTTTGGCGGGGATCGCGGAGAACATCACGAAGTTCGTGGCGAACCTTGCCGCCGCCCCGTTGTTGGGGCAGTTGCAGGCCATTTCGGCCTACAACCCCACTCAGGGTGGGCACGGGTTGATGGGTGTCCTTGGGGCGCAGGGCGTGTTCGGTCCGCAGTATCAGAACAACCAGTACGACCGGGGTTCTTACCCGTCGGCCGGTGCGACCGGTGTGTCGATGACGCCGATCGGTGCCTATCCCGGTGACGCGGCGCTACTCGCGTCCGTTCCCGCTGGCCGGTACTCGCAGACCGGAATCGCGGACCTGACCAAGGGCATCGGCGACTGCTCCAGCGCTGTGGAGGATCTGGTCAACATTCTCGATGGCAGGCCCACCGAGGGTAGGTCCCTGTCCACAGCTAACGCTGATCAGTGGTTGCAGTCCCGAGGGTTTGTGCCGGGGACGGGTGGTCCGGGTGATTTCCGTGTGGCGTTCAATAGTGGTCACATGCAGGCGACGCTGCCTGGCGGTACGCCGTTTAACTGGGGTAGTGACGCTGCCGCAGCTCAGCGGGGGCTCGGAGGGTCGCAGGGTGCTGACGATCCGTCGTTGACGTCGCGGTATTACCGTCCGGTGACGTCGGTTCCGGGAGGGTCGGCAGCGAGCGCGGCAGCGCCGGGGTTGTACAGCCCTCAGAACACTGACCCTGCGTTGAATAACCCTGCGGCTCCGGTGTCGTCGGGTGCGTGGGCGCCGAACCCGGCGCCGCTGCCCACCACGGGTGGTGGTGGTGGCCCGATGGCTGCTGGTGCACCGCAAGGCCTGTTCACTGGTGGACCGACGAACACCACCAACATCGGCGCGAACGTCGCACCGTATGCCGGGTCCGGTTCCGGTGGGATCGGCATGGACGGTGGCGGCGCGCTCGGAATGGCGGTGCAGGCCGGCGGGATGGCGTTGGACGCGATGGCTCCCGGCGCGGGTCAGGCCGCTCAGACCGGGGTGAAGCTGATCAACCGTGCCATCGAGTATGGCGGCCAGGTCGCCGCGATCGGCGCCCAAGGGTTGATGGAAACGTTCCTGCCCACGGGTGGGTCGGATTTGGCGAACAACAACTGGATCACCCGCATCGCGGGTGGTTTGGCTGGTGCGGCCCCGGCGTTGCCGAACCTTGCCGGTCAGGCGTCCCAGCAGCGCAAGGACATCGACCCGCAAGCCACAGGCCAGGGCCAAACCCAAGTCAACCAGGGCGACACGAACATCACGGTCAACAACCAGCGTGCCACCGAAGACGGCACCGGCCGCGACATCGCGTATCACCTGCAAAACCAGTACGTCATGCCGGGAGGGTAAATGGCTAAGAAGCATTACCCCGCAACGGATGTAACCCCGCACGGCTGGTACCACCTTGCCAAGGGCGAGAAGCCGATGATGTGGCTCGACGCCTACGACAAGTCGATCACTTTCCACATGATGGGCGGGCTAGCGGTCCCCGACCGGGTCACAGCACCCGAGATGGTGCACCTCACCTCACTCAAGGGGTTGATCCCGCCGTGGAAACACATCGACCAAAAGGGCGCCACCGAAGACGGCATCACCAACATTGATGCGCTCTACGACCCGATCGAAGTCGAGGTCGGGGTGGAATGCCGTGGCCGGTCCCCGAAGTGGACACGCCGGGTCTACCGCGACCTGATCGCGTCGATCGACGCCAAACAGGAATCCACCCTGAACTTCCTCACCCACGACATGGGTCACTGGTGGGCACCGGTCCGATGGTTCCAAGGAGCGCCGCAAGCACCGTTGGAGATCGGGAAGCGGCAACGCGAAAGCCTCCGTTTGCGGGCCGATTCTGGGTTCTGGCGGACCTACGACTACACGGCGAGTTTCCAGTTCGACTACGAGTCGATGACCGACACGTTCAACTACGACACCACGAGCAGTCAGGACCTCGGCGCGGATTGGCCGCTGTACTACGAAGGTGACGGCGGCGGATACATCTACGCCAATGGTGACCAGGCGAGGTGGCGGGACGATCCGGATGATCCTCTGACCACCGAAACCCGAGAAGTGGTGTGCGGCCCGTACAAGGACTTTGACACCGACACCGACAACCAGGTTGTGTCGATGGTGCTTGGTGGGTTCCAAGAGTGGAGCCTCCCTGATAGTGGGGCGAATGACCTGTGGGCACGCATGGGCCGCGACAGCAACGGCGACTGGGACGGCAACGGTGTCCGCATGAGGGTGCAGGGCAACTGGATCAAACTGTCGAGGTTCAACAACTTCTCGCAGACAGTAATGTTTCAACGCCCCTTGCTGGTGGCTCCGCTGATCGGGGAAAAGTTCACCCTGGTCGCGGGTTATGAGGGTAATCCCCGCATGTTCAAGGTGTTGCGCAACGGGTTGCCGATCCTGTCGCACAAGGAAACCGGCACCGGTAGTGAACTCGGCCCGGACTATCGGGGCATCGGGTTCGGTATGCAGGCCGGTGGCGCGTTGATCACCCAGGCAACACCAGCCCCGGTGCGGAAGATATCCGCCGGCGACAACGCGAACGTCACCCAATCAGGGTTTGTGCCGATGGTGAACGTTGGTGACCAGAAAATGTATTGGGATGCCACGGTGTTCGGTCCGGGCACGTTCCGGTTGTACGACGGCCCGGGTGCGGATGAGTATGTGGAGTTTGGTCCGCTGCTGCCGAATCAGATTGTGTTCCTACGTACCGACCCGCGCTCACAGACGACGTTGGTGCAGGATTTGACGTCTGTGCCGCCGTCGCCGCAGGAGCTGAACATCTTCCAACAGGCGGTGAAGACACTGCTGACGTTCTTCTCGGAACGGAACGCGTTCACCGATCAGATCGGTTCAATGTTCGGGATTGTTCCCCCGCAGGGCAACTTCTATAAGTACCTGTCGGGCCGGTTCAGTGAGAACGCGGCGATCCCGGCGAAGTCGCCTGGTGAGCCGGCGCAGCAGTTCTTTGTGAAGACAGAAATTGTTGGTGGTAACGCTGACTCGAAGGTGATTCTTTCGGGGACTCCGTTGCGCCGCTACCCGATGTAGCCCCTGGAGTGGCAAGCCCCGGCCGATACCTCGGTGAGGGGTGAATTTGTGGCGCGCCTGTGAACCAGGAAAGGAGGGGATGACGGTTGTCGAAGTTTGAACGCGAAACCGCCGCATGGCAATCGGCCCTCCAGTCCGGCGACCCCAACAGGATCGCACGAACCGCGCGGGCGTTGACAGAACGCAAATCGAAGGTAGACACGTCGTTCCGGTTCACGGTGTGCGACAAATTCTGGCAGCCGATGGGCTCGGTTGGTGGCGACCTGATCGAGGCGTCGGGTGCTGACCCGCGCAACGATGTTGAAACCGGCCGGATCGTACTCAAAGGGAACAGCCCTCTCATCCCTTTGTTCATGGACTGCAAAAAGACGATGGTAGGTGTCACCGTCGAGACAGCCGGTTTGCGGTACGCGTTCTACACGAAGAACCACACCTACGAGTACCGTGACAGCGCATGGACCGGCACCGCTGAACTGCGCGGTATCCGCGACATCCTCAACTACTACGTGATTTGGCCGTCGTGGTGGCTGCCGATTCAGGCGCAGCCGTTCTCACACGCGGTGTTCGTGTGGGCGCTGCAAACCGTCGTGGAGAACATGGTCGCAGAATGCGCTCTGCGGTTGCAGTCCGGGTGGCTGGAGTTCATCAACAACGGCCTGTCGTTGAATCCCGATATCCGGGCGTGGTTCGGCACTGTGCTGCAAGCGTTGTCGCGTGACGGGTTGTCGGTGCAGGCGTTCACCCGCATGCTGCGAACCCCGGTGTATGTGTCACGCACCAATCCGCTGTTGGACACGTCGCCGATGGTCGCCCGCACGGTGCGGATGGAAACCGTTCAGGCCGTCATCAAAGACGTCACCCAATCGTACGGTGTGGATACCCGCATGGATTTGTGGCTTCCAGGTGATCCGCAGCCCGACAGGTGGGCGAACCTGGACCAACCGACCTACGTGTTTTCCACCGCGGACCGGTCGCAGATCACTGGCCCGACGAAAACCGTGCTTGATTCGGTGCTGCGCACCACGATTGACTTGGGCGGCTCCCTGGGGGACATCTTCAAACCCGTCATCAAGCAGGTCCCCGGCATGGACGGCGTGTTTTACGCGCCGGCGCTGGGTGTGGATTTCGAGCAGCCATACGCCTATTTCGTGGCCCCTGAGCCGGGTGAGGACACCGGCATCGATGCATGCACGATCACCGACCACACCCCTGAGGGTTGGCAGCACATCATTGGTGGGCGTTCCCCAAAGTGGTTGAACGACCTGATGAATGCCACCTTCGCATGGCTAATCGACTCGCTGATGATCGTCGTCGGATTCACCGGAATACCGTCCGATCTGCTGTCGGGGTTCCTGAACAACAGCTTCCTGGCGTTCCAGTTGATTCAACATTACGACCGCCGTGACGACGTTGGCCCGTACCACCCGGCGATCGAGCGGTTCTATCCGACAGCCTCGGCGCCGTACAACATCGAGACAGTCTTTGCATTCATCAATGCTCTGTTTGATTCGCAGGGCAAGACGACGGCGACGGTTCAGTTCCGCAACGGTGCCCAGTATGCGTTGGGTCGTGACGTTTTTCGCGGCGGCCTGATGTCGCTGGTGTTCATGTCACGTACCCGCATGGTGACTGACTACATCGAGAACGTGATATGGAAGGCCTCTCAGGATGAGCGGAAGGTTCTCCTGCAAATGGGGGATGGCCGTAAGTCGGAGGCCCCGCTGGCGAAACATCAGCGGTTCATCACAGGCATTTTTGAAACGTTGTCGGTGCTCACACTGTCACCGCAGGGATAAGCGTCCCCAATCCTATTTCTTCTGCAACTCGCCCTATTTGAATGGAGCGTGCCCTAATGTCGTGGCCTTTGAACCCCGCTGGGACTCATTACTTGTTTGAGGGAATCGTGGAGATTCCTGTCGATCCGACGGCTGGCGCGGCGATCCTCCAGTTGCGCCCGCAGGGCGGTATCGGTGTTGGCGTGCCCGCGATCGAACAGGGCGACCCGGGTGTTCCGGCCACGTTCGATACGACAGTGAACCTGACGGAGCTGGACCCGGACGACCCAACCCCGGCGGAAGCGTCGTTCACCGAGATCACCCCGCCTGGAACATCCACGCCTGGCGTGTACCGGTTGAACCTGGCGCTGCACGCCGGCGCGAAGGGCGCGGATGGTGAGGCGGTGTGGGACCCGACGGATGTGGACCCGTCCCCAGTCGCGGGGCAGGTGCCGGTGGTGAACTCGACCGCTGACGGGTTTGTGTTGGCGGCGCAACGTGTGGGGGAACGATACATTCCAGCGTCGATCAACAACACCGCCTCGGGCAATGCGAACTCGACTCTGGCGCAGGTGTCTATTCCGGCTCAGCCGTTCGATTGGCGGCCGCGCGTGCAGGGTTACACGGTGGTCACCGGTGAGGGTGCGGATGTTCGGGTTGATCTTGTGGCCCGGTTGAACGGTGAGACTGGCGGCAACGTGATCGGCCGGTGCCCCGGTGTGGCGCAATCGGAGCGGCTGATCCTGGTGGCGGGACCTGCGGCGGGTTCGTCGGATGGGTTTGATCGTGTGGCGGCCGGTACACCGGCGACGATCTATTTCCGGTGTGAACGGCAAGCGGGTTCGGTGACGTACACGACTTCCGCTTCCACGTCGATGTTTTCGGTTGAGGTTCTTCCGCTGTCATGACGTCTTCGTTTGATCCGTTGCCGGAGTGGGCTCATGCGGTGCCGTCTGAGCCGGGTATTCACCCGGAGCAGTCGGCGTTGCAGTGGCAGCGTCCGTTCACTGTTCAGCAGCTGCTTGAGATTGGTGAGCAGTTCATTGAGCAGTTTTTGGCGTGGGTGGTGCGTGCTGTTGCTGGGGTGTTCATCCCTGGTGAGGCGTCGTTCGACCAGTTGCGTGATTGGGCCTTGAACATCCCCATCCTCGGGGACATCATCGAGGCGATCACGGGTCTTGTTGGTGGCGGAATTGAGGAACTGACCCAGTTTTTCGGCAACATCCGCAACTTCTTCCAGTCGATCGACTTCAACAGCCCAAGCTTCAACCCGATTCAGGCTGCGGCGCAGTTGGTGAACATCATCCTTGCGCCGCTGCGGAACCTGCTGCCCAGTCTGTTGACGATCCTGCCGATCGGTGGCATCTCGAATCAGACGCCGAACATTCTGCCTGCCCCGAAGTTCCCTGAGGGGTCGGTGGGCGAGAACGCAGATTGGGTTGTGGACCCGTCGCATTCTCGCAGCGGTGATGGTACGGGCGCGGCGAAAGTTATTGCCGACGGCACGTTGAAGGCACTGCGGTCGGGGCAGGGTGCGGATGATTTCTTCGCGGTCAGCGAAGGGCAGACGATCACTGCTCGGGTGTTCGTGTCGCATGAGGGTTATGCGGGTACCGGCGCGCCGATCCGGTTGCAGGTGGTGCCGTACATCGATGGTGTTGCGCAGTCCCCGGTGGATTTGAATGCGTATGCCCCACAGGATCAAGATTTGGCGTGGCCCGGTAAGGAGTTGTCGGGGGAGTATCGGGTTCCTGCCGGGGTGACTGGCGTGCAAACCCGGTTCGTCGTCACGGAAGACGCTACTGGCGGCACGTTCTGGTGGGATGACGCCGAGGTCAAGCAGACCGGTGTTATTCAGCAGTCGTGGGTTGAGGGCTTGCCGGAGATTTTGCAAACCTTGTTGGCCCGGGTGCAGTTGACGATTGACACGGTGGTGTCGGCTATCCGCGGCGGCGTGGAGACGGTTGAGAACACGCTGGAGGATCTGTTCGACGCTTTGCGCAACATCTCCCCGGAGTCGATCGCTGGCATGCTGGGTCCGGAGAATCTGCGGGAAACCATCGAGAACATCGTCAACAGCATCGTCGGCGGCCTGGTAGGCCTTCCCGGTGTCGGCGCGGGCATCGCGGACCTGTTCAACGTGTTGCAGGAGATCGCGTCGCGCGCCAGCTTGGGGTTGTTCTCGTGGGACATCCTCGGCATCAGGACCAACAAACCCGTCGATAGTGGGTTGTTGCCTTCTGAGCGGTCCAACTTCCCGTTGTCGAACGTGACGACCTGGCTTGAGGCCACGCAAAGCAACTCACTCATCGGCGTTGACCTGATCGAAGAGGACATGCCGCTGGGCGTGGTGTCGTGGATCGGCTACGGCCTATCAGGCATCACCGAGTTCTACGTCAACATTTGGAAAGTTGACTTGACGTCGGGTGACTGGACTTTGGTGCATCATTCCCCGAACATTGTGGGCCTTCTGGGTGGCACCGCCGCCCCGGGCGAGTTCATCTCCTACGAGTTGGCTGACCCGATCGCGGTGGTGGCTTCCGAGGCGTACGCCTACGAGCTGGTGCCGGTTGGCGGTACGCATTATGTGCGTGGCCGCGTGGCGGATTTGCCGAACCATCCTACGTCGCAGATCGTTTCGCTGGCCGCCACACGGAACAACACCTCGCCGAACAGTCCACCGTCTTCTATCGCGAAAGCGTCGGTGACTCGTTCGGGTGATGTGCCGTGGGTGAGCATCGCTGTGGACACCGGCACCGGTGGGGATCATCACGACCCGTTGAAGGTCTACCTTGGCACCGCGGCCACGGTGTTCCCGGTTCCGAACTGGGTGAACTACATCGACCCGGTTGCGGTGGGCGCTGGTGGTGGTGGTGCGCAGGGCTGGGCCTTGGGCATCAACGGTCAGGCAGGTCAGCCCGGGAAGTTCAACGCCACCACATGGGTTCGCGGTGAGCATTTCGGCGACAACGCCACCGTCACCCTCGACCCGGGCGCTGGCGGCGTGGGCGGTCCGGGTGACGGCGCTGCCGGTGGGAACACCACGTTGTCTATCTCCACACCGGGGGGTGACACGTATTCCATTGTCGCCGAGGGCGGCGCGGCAGGTACCGCTGAGGGGTTCCTGTCGAAACCTGTTGGGCGTGGTCCGGGGACGTTCACGTTCAATGGGCAGGACTATGTGGGCGGCGGCGATCAGAAGGTCATGGGTGGACACGGCACTCCGCCTGGTGGTGCCGGTAACGGTGGTAAGGGCGCGTTGGCGTCGTTCCAGTCCGGCGGCAATGGTGGCCCTGGTGGTGGCTGGCTGTTCTTCCGGCCCGATGCTTTGCCTGATCCTGACCCGGATCTGACGCCCCCGACGCCTCCGACGTTGGTGGAGTTGGTCGATTCAACTTTCAGCACTATCACGATTACGTGGTCTGGAGCAACAGACGTATGACAATCAAAGGGTATTTCGTTTACGCGAAAGAGAAGGACGCTTCAGGCGATTTCGTTCAGTTGAATCCAGACCCGGTGCTGCCGCCGTATGGGACAAACGGTTTGAAGTCGAACACCACCTACGAGTTCTATGTGAAGACGGTGGACAACGCTGGCTGGTTGTCGGACCCGTCGGATACCTACGAGTTCACCACGCCCGCGCACACCGCGGGTGATTTGTTGTCGCCGGAGGATCAGGCGGCGGTGGATCTGATTGTGGAGCAGTCCAGGGCGGAAACCGGCCAACCGGGGGTGATGTTGCAGATCACCGGTCCGCGCGGCAATTACGCGAAAGCGTATGGCACCACCGTGGGCGGCACTGTTCGCCCGTTGACGTTGGATGACCATTTCCGCATGGGCAGCTCCACGAAAATGTTCACCGCGATCGCGTTCTTCCAGGCCGTCGACAAAGGGTTGATCACCCTGGATGACACTCTGGAACAGTACGTTCCGGGCATCCCGAACGGCACGGCGATCACGATGGGCCACATGCTGTCGATGCGGTCTGGTATCGCGGAGTACACGGCGGGTATCAACGCGATCTGGTACAGCCTGTTCCCTACGTGGCCGTGGACGGGTGCGAAAGACTTCCTGTCAACGATGAAGGGGCCGTCAAACTTCTATCCCGGCACCGATTATCTGTACACGAACTCGAACTTTGCACTGATCGGCATGGTGCTAGAGATTGTTGACCCGGCTCATCGGCCGATCAAGCAGATCTTCAAAGAAGACATCATCGACCCCCTTGGGCTGGCGGAGACGTCGTGGCCGGCGACGGGTCCGGTGCCTCCCCCGGCGTCGATCGCCGATGCGATCAACCCGAACTTTCTTGACGCGGCTGGCGCGTTGGCGACGAACATCAATGACTACACGAAGTTCGCGGAGGCGTTGCGGGACAACGCGATGGGTTTGTCGCCCGAGTCGTATGAGACGTGGTTGTCGACGTTTTGGAAGCACCCCACGGGGTGGGACCAGTACGCGAACGGGTTCTACATTCCTTCCGAGTACTACTACGGGTACGGGATGGAGTCGTTCGGTACATGGTTCGGGCATCCCGGCCTGTTCTCGGGTGGCTGGTCCTCAACGATTTTCTTTGAGCGGGATTCGGGTGCGACATTCACGCTGCACGAGAACTCGAATACCTCCAACCCCCCGGCCGCGGGGTATACCCGCATTTGGGTGCGGGTGGCGGAGTATCTGTATCCCGGCACGATCACGAATGACCAGAACTGGCCGGTTCCTCCGGAGCCGGTGGACCTTGGGTTTGACAAGGTTTCCGATCCGCTTTCCGGTGTGGGCAGCAAGCAGATACAGTTCGCCGCGTCTGCGGGTTCAACGGTTTTCGTGGTGATGTCTTGGGACCGCGCGGGATCAGCCCCTTCAGCCACGTATGGCGGTGCAGGTGGAACCCTGGTCGGCTCGGTGTCCAACGATGACGACCCGGCAAATGGCGGTTTGGCGATCTTCCGCATGGACGCTGCGGGGTCCGGCGTGGCCCGCCCACTGAAGGTCACCGGCCCAGGGTGGATTAGTGCGTATGCCATCTCATTCAATGGCGTGACGTCAGTGGGTGCGCCGACCTATGCGCACGGTTCGGGCACAGCGCACACCCAACCTGTGACGGTGCCGAGTGGGGTGACACTGCAAGCGTTCGGCGCCGGTGGCGGCGCGTCGTATGACCTTGAGCAGATTGTGGGCGCCCGGTTGCGCGCCAAGCAGGAGGGCACCAACCCACTGTTGTGTGTGAACACCACAACGAAGACGGGGACGGTCAACGCGACTTCAACCAAGGCGAATAAGTGGTCGGGCATGGCGGTGAATCTGCAGATTGGTGGGTGAGCGTGGCTGTTGGCTGGTGGGCTGAGTCCCACGTCTCGTTCGGTGTCACGCTCACTCCCGAGTTGGGGTTCCACTATGGGGGGCCGAAGCAGGAGTTCGGTGTCACCGTCACCCCGACGGTCGGCATGGCTGCCGTACCCCACAGCCGTGTGGGTTTTGGGTTGTCGGTGCCGGTTTCGCTGGGAATGTCGGCGGCCAGCCACAGCAAGGCGTCGTTCGGGTTGGTGTTCACCCCGTACATTGCGATGCGCGGCCCGTCAGCGTTTCAGCCGGTGTTCCCGTCCGAGGATCTGTATCCGTCGCACTCGCTGTTCCCGACGCCGCGCAGCCAGCAGCCCGGTTTCGGCATGACGCTCTCCCCAGCATTGGGATTTGGGGCGTCTGTGGGTTATGCGCGGTCGTTCGGCGTCGAAGTGGACCCCGCGTTGGGGTTCTCGGCGGCTGAACGATATTCGAGCGGGTTTGGCGTCGAACTGACTCCGCAGATCGGGATGGCTGGCGCGGAGCGGTATCACCGCGAGTTCGCACTGTCATTCGCCCCAACAATCGGCATGGACGCAGTCGGCAACGACGGTGTTGACCCGGTGGCGTTCGACGCGGCATCAGCGGTGAGTGCAAGCACGGCTGACTTCACGTTCGCGCACACCGCCGCCGCCGGTGCCGCTGTGATAGTTCCAGTACTCATCACGGGGTCGGGTGGATCTATGGTCGGCGTCACCTACGGCGGCTCGGCCATGACCTTGGTCGGCAGCGTCGACCTAAACAACACGGCAGCCCAGGGCACCTTGTTCCTTTACTACATCAACGGCGTGACCGGAGGTTCGCAAACCGTTTCCGTAGACAAGAACGGATTCACGTGGGTCAGGGCGGCGGCAGTGTCATACCTGAATGTCGGGTCTTACAGCGGATTTAACTCCACATACGGAAGCGGAACGGCAGTGTCGCACCCGGCGACACCATCGCCTGGAGGGATGGTTGTCGAAGCGCTCGGCGTGCGAAGCAATATCGCCATCACGCCGTCCGGCGGCACCAACCGCGCAAACGCCAACAACACGGGCGGATCGATGGCCATCAGCGATTCGGCGTCGGCAGTGACATTCGCAGCAACCTTGGGCGCTTCCGATACATGGGCATCGGCGTACGTCGTCCTCAATCCCGCATAACTCGAAAGGAAAACAATCATGGGCATTCCCAACGCAACGCACAAGGCAGCGTCTGATGCTATCGCCGCTCTTGGCGACTGGATCAGTGTTCACACTGGCGCCGCTGGCACCACTGGGGCGAACGAAGCCACCGGCGGTGGCTATGCGCGTGAACAAACGTCGTGGACGTCCGGCTCCACGGGCACCAACACCGGTGACGAGGTGGAGATTTCCGTCGCCGCTGGCACCTATGTGGAGGGCGGCATCTGGTCGGCGTCCACTTCTGGCACGTTCGTCGGGTCGGAAGCTTTCGACGACGGTGACGTGGAGGTGTCCGGATCCGGGGCGAGCATCTCGGTGACGCCACGCATCGTGGCGTGAAATCCCAGATAGGGGAACATCGTTGAATATCAAAACTGATCATCAGATCGTCGCGTTCGGCAACGACATGATGGGGTTGTTTGACCGTGACGGCACGCTGATTGTGCAGGCCGCCCGCGTGACTGGTGGATGGGAGATCACTGCCGAGGGTCAAGCCCCGGCCACTGTGTTAGACAGGTCTTCGGCGATCACCGAAATGATCAACACTGCTTTGGCGGTGCTGCCGGGTGATGGCTATTCGTGCCTGGTGCCGAGAGGTTTACGGGCGCAACCCTAGAGGAGGGATGATGGCTTACACGAAGCAAACGTGGGAGAACGTTCCCTCAACGAACACCCCGTTGTCGGCGGATCGCCTCAGCCATATCGAGGACGGTATCGCCGACGCCCATAGTCTCGCCGACGGCAAAGCAGACGCCTCACACACGCACTTGTTGGCCGATGTCGAGGATGTGGTGGCAACGGCCGATGAGGTGAACGTTCTCGCCGGTATCACCGCCACCACAACCGAACTGAACACCCTTGATGGTGTGACCTCGAACGTTCAAACCCAGTTGGACGGTAAAGCCTCGTCGTCGCATGCTCATTCGGCGGGCGATATCACGTCGGGGACGTTGGACATCGCCCGTATCCCTGTGGGTAACAGTGGGTCGACGGTGTGTGCGGGTAATGATTCGCGGTTGTCGGATCAGCGGACCCCTTCGGATGGTTCGGTGTCGACGGCGAAGATTCAAGACGGTGCGATTACGAACGCGAAGGTTGCTACCAGCGCGGCTATCGCAGCGTCGAAACTGTCCAGCAATGTGCAGGCTTCGCTGTCGAAGGCTGACGAGTCGGTGCAAAAGTCCGGCAGCGCTGAGGGCATGTGGATGGGCACCACCCTTCCCGGTAGTGGCACGGCGGGTGTGTTGTATGTGGTGGTGCCGTGAAAGTTTGGAACGGTTCGGCGTTCGTTGACCCGTCCGCGTTCAAGGTGTGGAACGGGACTGCGTTCGTCAATGCTGAGTTGTACACGTGGAACGGCACGAGTTACGACAAAGTGTGGCCCACGTTCACCCCGTTCACGTTGGAGAACGTCAACCTCACTGACGAGCCGGTTCCTGCCGGGGCGTCTGGCTGTTGGGTGACGTTGGGCGGCGCGGGCGGCGGTGGCGGTTCGGGTCGTAGGTCCAACTCCGGTTATCGCTACGGTGGTGGTGGTGGTGGTGGTGGTGCTTTCATTGAGCGTGTGTGGATTCCGCGGGCATCCCTGGGGAGCGCATACACCATTACCCGCGGTGCCGGCGGTGCCGGCGGTGCTCGCGCCGCCGCTTCGAGCGACGGCAGAGACGGAACTTCCGGGGGGGCGTCCACTTTCAGCTCCGGCAGCGTCTCATTATCGGCGGGCGGCGGACAAGCCGGTGAGAAGGGCACCAATTCTTCCGGCAGCGGCGATGGCGGCAGCGGGGGAACGACAATCATTTCAGGAGTGTCCGCAACGGGATATACCGGCGGCAACGGCGGCAACGGCGGCAGCAGCCCAACTAGCGGGCAGAGCCGCACAAACGGCGCGGGGGCTGGTGGCCGCGGCGCCGGAGGCGTGCTCTCCAACGACAACAGCATCAACGGCGGATCGAACGGCACCAGCTCCGGCCCAGCGGGCAACGGCGGTGGCGGTTCTGCGGGCAGCATAAACACCGGCGGCACTAACGCTGGCGCTGGAGACGATGGCTACAACAAGATCGAGTGGGTCTGACCGCTACTGGCGGTTTGGGTCACCGGCGGCGCGGAGTTGGTACACACGCTGCTTAGAGATTTTGAGTGCGCGGCCAATGTCATGCCAAGTGATGCCGTGGACAGTCATCGCCTCGTAGACAAGGGAAGCCAGTTCGGCGTCGAGTTCTGCGGTGGTCGCAGCGCGTTTCTGCCGGTTGGCGATCATGCGGTCGATGATTGTCACATCTAGAAGTGTATCCCAAAAAAACACTTGTGCACGTGGTCAAACGTGATTAGACTGTGGTCTATCAACTTGAGACACCGCCCGGCGGGGCGAAGGCCTGAGAAACCAACCCCGCCAGGCGGCCCACCCCCAACAGGAGGCCCACCAATGCTACGCAACACCATCGCAACCATCACAGCCGCCCTCACCCTCGCACTCCTCACACCCGCCGTCGCAGACGCCCAACCCGGCATGTGCGACAACCACGGCACCGGCCACGGCCAAATCTACAAGCACGCATGCGCCACCGGCAGCGGCGGCGCAGGAGCCGACTGGACATACGCCACCCACGCCGACGGCACACCCAAGATGGACGGCACCAAACACATCTACAAGTGCGTTCGGCACTGCGGCGGCGGCCGACACCACGTCGAAACCACCGACACCTGGTGACCCGCTAATGAAGATCCACGTTCAATCCCGCGGACCCGCCGGCTGGAACGCCACCGTCCTGTTCACCGCAGGAACCGTCTACACCGTCTCTGACGACCAAGGACGCAAGCACCTCATCGACACCTCCCGCGTCACGGTCAGGAGACTGTCATGACCAAACGAGTAGCGGGGGCGATCGGAACCGGACTCCTCGGCGGTGTCGCCCTCACGGGACTCATCTCGTGGATGTTCGCCACAGGACATCCAGCGATCGACTTCTTCATCGAACGCGACACCCTCTTCTACATCTGAACAACCCCCACAGAAACCCCGCCACCACGAGGTGCGCGGGGTTTCTGCATGAAAGGACCCCCCGACATGGACCGTCTCGGAATCATCCTGCTCAAACTGCTCGGACCGCTCGCCGACAGGATCGCTGACCGCATCGCCGACAGGATCACCGAGAACCTGCCCGACCTATCCGATTTGGATGATCAGATCGTCGCGAAACTCCCCGACCTGACCAACCTTCCAGAACAGGTCATCAACATCATCGACGGCGCGCTCCGCTCCATCCCCGTTCTCGGCGGAATCCTCGGGAGCAAACGATGAGCTTCACCTGGTTCGCCGACAAGCCGCTACGCACCCGCGAACAAGTCGCCCGCGAAGTCCACGCCGTCTCCCTAGCCCGTGGCCTCGATGAACTCGCCACCGTCATTGCCCTGATGACCATCTCCACCGAGGTCGGCACCGGCACCGGCGATGACCGCAAGTGGTGGTGCCCCGCCAACGACCGCGTGCCCGCCACGAAGAACTACCCCCACGACTCCCGCAGTGACGACAACCGCTCATCGGGCTACTTCCAGCAGCAACCCGGACCCAACGGCGAACCCTGGTGGGGCACACCCGAAAACATGATGACCCTGCCACAAGCAGCCAACACATTCCTCGAACGACTCTCCGACGACTACAGGCGCGCCGCCAACAACCCCAGGTTGGCCGGCGAGTTCGCGCAACGAGTCCAGCAATCCGCATACCCCGACCGCTACGCCGACAAATGGGACGAAGCCTGGTCGGTGCTGCGACGTGCCCTCAACGAAACCACACCGGAGGAACCTGTGACCGAAAACCGGCCCGACTATAACGAGTTTCCGATCTGGTCGGCCAACAACAGTGCCCGCAGCGGCAAGCCCACCATGTTCCTGATCCACACCCAGGAGGGTGGTGGTGGGGACGCTGCCGCCGAGAACCTCGCCAAGTGGTTCCAGAACGCCAACGGCGTCTCCTACCACTACACCATCTCCCAGGCGTCCGATGGTGGTGTGACCGTGGTCGATTGCGTCGACACCGACCGCGCCGCCTGGTCAGTCGGCAACGCGAACAGCATCAGCATCAACTTGTGCTTCGCTGGGTCCCGCGCTGCCTGGTCGCGGGATCAGTGGATGAAGCAGTCCAACGCCATCGACGTCGCCGCATATCTGGCGGTGCAGGACGCGAAGAAGTACGGCTTCGAACCACTCGTGGTTCCCCCGCCGTACACGAACGGCCGGCCGGGGATCTCGGATCACCGGTGGGTGACTGACGTGTTCAAGTGGGGCACTCACACCGATGTTGGCGACTGGTTCCCGTGGGACTACTTCACCGAGCGCGTCGCCTTCTGGGCCAACGGTGGTGTCAGTGAACCGGAACCGCCGAAGGTGAAGCGGTTCCCCGACGACTGGACCGACCGCGAACTCGCCGTGGAGACCTTGCGTCAGCAGCGCGGCTACGCGCTGGATGGTTGGCCGCAGCTCGGCGGCCGCACAGTGGTGGACGTACTTGGCGCGATCGGCGCGAAGCTCGGCATCGAAGGATGTTACGACGTCAAGGGCAAGTCCTGATGCGCATCGACGGGCAGTATGTGGGCCTCGGGTTGGGTGATTCGTCCGAGGAAATCCGCCGGATCAAGGCGTTCATGCGGCGCAAGTTCGCTTCCTACGCGGGCGATTTGGCTGATACCCCGCTCTATGACGAGGCCATGACGGCAGCAGTCGCCGAGATGCAATCCCGGTACAACACGGCTGGGCAGCTGCGTGACGGGCTCTACATCCCCGGGATTATCAACGCTGAAACCAAGTACGTCATGGGCTACCTGCCGCGCCCCGTCGTGGATACCCGGCCCGTGCTGATCACCGTGTGCGGCACCGGTGTTCCCTGGTGGATCGGCCCCGACGCCGACACCGCCCGCGCCGTCGAAGACAAATACCTGTGGCAACCCATCGGCTACCCAGCAGCACCATTCCCGATGGGCAAATCCATTGCCGCCGCCATCACCGAAACCCACAACCAAGCTAACCGGTGGCGCGAACGCATCGAAACCCACGGCGCCGCGCTAGCAGGCTACTCCCAAGGCGCGGTAGTGGTTTCCGAACTGTGGATGAACCACATCGCACCCGAAACCGGCTCCCTGCATTGGATGAAACCGCACATCGAGAAAGCCGTGACGTGGGGCAACCCGAACCGCGAACTCGGTCACGTGTGGGCCGACCACGGCGGCTCCCCAATGGCACCATCCAACACCCAAGGCGTCTCATCGAACGGCATGCGCGACACCCCGCCGTGGTGGCGCGACTACGCACACCAAGGCGACCTGTACGCCTGCACCGAACCCGGCGACACACAAGAGGTCCGCAACGCCATATGGCAGATCGTGCGCGACCTAGACCTGTTCACCGGACCCGATTCGCTACTCGCCCAAGTAATCGAACTTGTGCAGGCACCGCTACCGGAGACGATCGCGATCACCAAGGCACTGTTGGACGCCGGCATGTTCTTCGCGAAACGCACCGGCCCGCACGTGGACTACAACGTCCAGCCCGCCATCGACTACCTACGCACATAAGGGGGACCATCCTGATGTTGACACGTTCGTTTTGGATCGACGCCGCCGAACGCGCGGCCCGCACGTTCGCCCAAACCGCGATCGCCACACTCGGCGCGGGCGCGGTTGACCTACTCGCCACCGATTGGGTGTCAGTGCTGTCAGTGTCCGGCGGCGCCGCTGTGGTGTCACTGCTGATGTCTATCGGCGCGGAACGCCGCGGCAACCCCGGAACGGCTTCTGCGACTAGAGCGGTCACTGCCGCATGATGTGGGAATCGGTGCGCGAAGCAATGGACGCCGCGTACCAGCCCGACGATGGTATCGACCTGATAGGACTGCTCATCATCGGTTTGCCTTCCACGATCGCAGCGATCGGAACGGGAATTGTCGGTGTCCTCACTGTTCGAGGGCAACGCAAGGGCCGGGAACGTGCCCGACAGATCGACGCGAAAACCGATGAGATTCACGAGCAGACCGTCAACACCCATGACACCAACATGCGCGACGACCTCGACGAGATACGCGATCTGGTGCGGGACGGATTCAAACAGATTCAACGGGACATCGGAGGGTTGAGGGAGGAACTGCGAACCGAACGCCTCGAACGCATCGAAGGCGACAAGCGACGCGACCGGTGAAACACCAAGGAAAGGGAACACCGAATGTCACTCTTGGCCGATCTTGCAGGTTTGGAGCCCCGAACCTGCCCAGCATGTGATTGGGTTGGTGCCCGGTCGAAACAGGAACGCGCAGAGATCAAATCCTCGTTGGAGTCCGCGAAACGCGGCGACGTCAGGTTCACCGACATACTGCGGGTCCTCGTCAAACACGGTATGCCAGAAATGAACTCGCAAGCATGGCGGCACCACGCGAGGAACCATCATGTCGCTGACTAGCGACCTGCGCCAGGTGCGCATCGCCGAAGGTGTGCGCAACAAAATCCTGATCCTCGACGTTGAACGGCTCCCCGGAATCACCGAACAATACTGGTGGGGCAGGGGAGACCTGAAGAACCGGTACGTGCAGTACGAGACAGTGACCCGCATGCCGCGCACCACGATTGTGTGCGCCAAGTGGTATGACCAGCCCGAGGTTATCCAGCTCGCCGAATGGGACAAAGGTGGACGCAAACGGTTCCTGCGGCGCGTCCACAACCTGCTATCCCAAGCGGATATCGTCGTCGGCCACTACATCGACGAAGCTGACGTGCCGTGGCTGAAGGGTGATCTGCATTTGGAGGCCGGGTTACCTCCGCTGCCTCCGTTCAAAACCGTTGACACGTTGAAGGTGTTACGCCGAGAGTTCAAATCCGGTGCCCCATTCAAAGGTTTGGACGCGTTCTGTCAGATCGTTGGCCTGCCCGCCAAAACTGACCGCTACGACCGGGGCGCGATGGAACGCGCCGTGACAGGGAAGAGCGTTGAGGATCGGGAACGCTTGGTGTCGTACTGCGCTGGCGATGTGGTAGCCACGCAGGGGTTGTACGACTTCCTGCGGCCACACATCAAAAACCATCCCGCACTGTTCGTTGACGGCGAGGACAAGCTGATGGTGTGTAACCGGTGCGGTGGTGAAACTGTGGTGATCCCGCGGCGGTACGTGGCGAATGTGTTGACGTACACGATGCGCCGCTGCACCAACTGCGGGGCGCATTCACGACTGTCCATCGAGCCGGAACGCATGAGCGCCGTGAGAGGGGTTTGACGTGAACGTTCGAGTGTGCACGTTTCTGGACCACAGTGTGACGGTAGGGTTCCTGTGGGACGCGCTCAAAACGTGGGTGCGACTGTGAAGCCGGCCGATCCTGTCCGGGCTGCGATCCAAGAGAGTTTGGATGCGCAGGGCGAAGGCTGGCAGGTCGCGCACTACGTTGTGGTCGCCGGCTTGGAGCGGATCACCGGCGACCGGATGGACCTGGGTGCGACGACGGTGATCACACCGGTAGGGCAGCCGGGGTATGTCACGGACGGTTTGGTGAATCGTTACTGGGACGAATCGGATGATGAGTGATCCGCAGTTGGAGTTGTGGCGGTCGGTGTGGCTGGCGGTCGTCGCGGGGATGATCGTCGCGCTGTTGGTTCACGTCTGGGCTTAATCCACGCCTTGTGAAGCATCGAACTTGATCCGCCAAACGCCGCCACACCGATCCCGGCTGCGTTATACACCTGGGGGAGTGCGCACCAGAAGTCAGGACAGCTCTCCCGCTTGAATACCCCGGAGGATGTCCGCGGCACGGTCGGTCAGATACTCGGATGTGTTCGGGTCCATGAGAACCCGGTCGATGGTCGCCACGATGCGATCCAACGCATACTGCGCACCAGCCGTGAACGCCTCACCCGCGATCGAGTACTGCGTGAGTGAGTCACCGATGGTGGATTGATCCGGGTCGCGTTCAGCTTCGTAGCGGTCAGTAGCTGCAGTCATGTCATGCCTTCTTTCAGCCATCGTTGGGAACCACAACCACCACACATCAGCGGCCGCCACCAAGAGTACGACGGCGCGACGACATGGAGGACCGGTGCCCTCGGTGGGAGTGAAATCCCCTCTAGGGTTACCTTTAGGGTGATCCCCTCTGAGGCTTATGGCCTCTGACCTGTGCGCCGTGAGGGTTTCGAACCCCCGACCCGCTGATTAAGAGTCAGCGGTTGATAGGCTGCATACCAGGAGAAACGTTGTCAAACCCGCAGGTAGACCCCCGATACTGCGCAATTCTGCGTAATGCTGCGCAGCACCGTAGGGTGAACCGTAGGGTGACCCCCTGGGAGGGAAAACGATGGCAACCAAGAAACGCAGAACCCGCGGAGACGGAGCGTTCTTCCAACGCGCCGACGGCAAATGGATGGGACGAGTAGAACTACCCCCCGACCGCAACGGCAACCGCCGCTACAAATGGGTGTCCTCCGTTGACCGCAACACCGCCATGGCCAAACTCAAACAACTCCGCCGCGACGTCGAAGAGGGCCGCATCGCCACCACCTCATCCACAACTGTGGAGAAGTGGATGCTGCACTGGATCGACAACATCCACGCCAAACGTAAAGTCCGCCCCGGCGTCCTCAACGACTACCGGGCCGCCATCCACAACCACATCAACCCGATCCTCGGCGCGAAACGCATCGACAAACTCACCCCGCAGCATGTGCGGGACCTGCACTCCGAGATCGGGGCCTCCCGCACCGCCGAGCTGGTCCATGTCATCGTCCAGAAAGCCCTGGACGATGCGGTAGCGGAGGGTGTGGCGACCAGGAATGTGGCCGCCTTGGTCGACAAGCCTGAGTACCGGAAGAAGAAACGCAACGGCTTCCCGGCGGACGTGGCGCAGCACATCATCCACACCGCGTTCCAGGTGTGCGACGAACCAGATGCGGTGCGGATCGCCGCCGGTTTCCTGACGGGCGCCCGCCGTGGGGAACTCCTCGGCCTGCGCTGGCCCTACGTCGACAACCCCGCTCAGGGATGGATCACCATCGCTTGGCAGTTGCAATCGGAAACCCGCGTCCACGGCTGTGGGGATCCTCTACCCGAACCGTCACCGCTGGCCCGGCCCGACCGTATGCCCAAGAAACCCCCGTACTGGCCTTGCGGGAAGACACGGGCATGGGCATGCCCGCAGTCCCGGTGGGACCTGCCGGCGCATTTCGAGTATCAGGAATGTGAGGGGTCGTTGTTGTTCACCCGGCCGAAGACGGACGCTGGTTGGCGTGAGGTGCCGTTGTTGCCGCCGTTGTATGTGGCGATGCAGAAACTCCGCACCGACAATCCGCATGACTTGGTGTGGCACAAGGAGGGGAAGCCGATCGATCCCCGTTCGGACTACGACGTGTGGCGTGGCGTGTTCCGCGCTGCTGGGGTGATCGGTCCAACCGAGTCGTTGCCGCCGCACAACTCGCGGCACACCACCTCGACATTGCTGCGCGCATCGGGTGTGGATGAGCAAACGCGTATGGAGATCCTGGGTCATGCGAGTGTGGATGCGCAGCGGATCTATGCGCATGCGGACCGGGCGAGGCATCTGGAGGCCATGCAGGGGCTGTCCGAACTGCTCCCATCGACGTTTGCGTAAGGCGACCGACTTGTAAATGCGCCCTGCCGAGGGATTCACCATCCCCGGCAGGGCGCTTTTTTTGCGTTCTGGCGGGTGGTCACTCCGTCATGGTCCAGGTTCCGCAGCCGCTCGTGCGGAACACGATCCGGTGATCCCCGTTGATTGTGCCGGTCCACGACGCGACACCATCGGGTTGGATGTTCGCGCGTACGGTGCCGGATGGTGCTTCACCTTCGCGGAGTGTTTCGCCGCCGCGGTAGTCGGCGATGCTGACGACCGCCCACGTGCAGCCGGGGGAGCCGGGTGGGATGGTGGCGGTGTAGGTGCCCCAGTCGTATCCGTCTGCGCCGCCCATGTTGTGGGTGCCGTCGCCGGGGATGGTGCGGTACGGGTTGGGCCGTGTAGTGGTGGTGGTTGGTGTGGTGGTTTGTGATGCGCTTCTGTCGTCGTCGTTGTTGTTGCGGGTGGAGACGATGCCTACGACGGCGAGCACAGCGAGCGCGGTGACCATCACCTTCCCTGGTGACAGGCGATCATTGGTGGTCATCTGGTAGTGGTCTTTCTGTGTTGGTGGCTAACTTCCGCGCACTGGCGTTATCTGATCGTGACATTCCCATGTTTGGGCTTCGTGTGTCGATCTTGGCAATGATCCGTTAGCGTCTACGCATCCGGTTGCGAGGGGTGACCGGTGATGGTGATTTCGGTAGGTGCAGCCCATGTTTGATGACGAACTCGACACTCTGTTGGTGCGGATTCTGAACGCGATGGACGAGTGTCCGCCAACATCATGGACGTTGCGCCGGGCACGTCTAGTCCTTGCGGCGTTGACGTGCCCGGACGCTCCTGGCGATGTGGTCGCGAATCTCCGCCCCGGCTGTTTCGCCGGTCCGAGGTTGGCGCGGCTGCGTCGTGTCACTGGTCGCGGCGTCTAGGTCGCCCTCCTGGTCTTGACGCGCTTCGCGCGGTGTTCGCGTCGTCTGCGTAGTTTCCATGACATTTCGTGCCTCCTGCAATCGTCTGGATATTTCTGCAACTAGGTCGGCATCACTGATTTGTTTCACCGATGTGTTGGTTCCGAGCGGTACTGGGTCTCCTCCGCTCAATGTTGCGATCGTTGAGCCGGGTTCCCACTGCAGTGGAGCATCGAGCATTCGAAGCGTTGAGCCGCGGGGCCGCGGTTTCGATGCGTCGTTGTTCTCTATGCGTGACTGCACCACGTCGGATGGTCCTCCGGCTTCCTGAACCTCGGCTTGGCTGAGTTTCAGGTACTCGCGTCGGGCTCGGACGATCTTCCCGAGTCGTTCCCAGTCGGCCTGCGCTGGGCCGTTCTGCGTCTTTGGCATGGCGCCAATCATCCGGAAAATGTTCGGCAAACACAACCATCGTTTGGCTAACGACCGTCGTGTAATTCCCTTGTCTACCTGCGGCGATGTCGACGTTTGCCCAGCTAGAACAACATTTGCCGAACAAAACCTTGCAGATCCCGAATGTTTGCCGTACATTCGGACGCATGCCAACCGGTTCAAAATTCTCCCGAACCAAAAGCGTCGCCGACCGTCCACTTAGGACTCCACCGCATGTACCTATCGGAGCGCTGCGTGCAGTTGCCGACGTGACGCTTGAAGAACTCGCAGCGGGAATCGGTCAGATCTGGGAAGAGGAAGGCCGATCGGACGCGAAGCCGCCCAGCCGCGGCACCTTGTCCGCGATCGAATCTGGCCGCCGGGGCGCATCACCCGAACTGCTCGCCGCCATCGAAAAGTTCTTCCACCTGGACCCGGGGACTATCACGACCGCATACCGGCCGAGGCCACGCGCGCGTTTCGCCGCATAAAAAACCCCCGCCTGTCGGGGCGGGGGTTCAACCGACAACCGAGAGAGGAAGTCTCAGTGTCTGAACTACAGCCTACCGGCGACCAGTCGCCATTCGACGCCGGACGCATCCCATGCCCGCAGGGCGGCGAGGACCGCTGGTCTGCTCGCTGGCTCATGGAACAGATGGGCTACTCGTCGTGGCAGAAGTTCGAACCAATCATCGAGCGCGCCAAGACGGCTGCCGCGAGCGAAGGCTACAACGTTCGAATCCAGTTCAACCAAACGGATAAACTGGCTGGTCATCGCAGTCAAGGTGGCGGGAATCAGCAGAAGGATTACCTTCTGACCCGGTTCGCGGCGTACCTCGTGGCGATGAATGGTCAGCCGTCCAAGCCTGAGGTTGCGGCGGCGCAGACCTACTTCGCGGTCAAGACCCGGCAAGCGGAAGTGCAGCCGGCCATTCCGGACATCACCACCCCTGAGGGGTTGTTGGCGATGACGGAGATGTTCGCGGACACCGCGCGCAAGCTCGTGGCCGTCGAGTCCGAGAAGAAGATGTTGGCTGCGGCGATCGAACGGGACGCCCCGCTGGTTGCTAAGGCTGAGGCGCACACCGGGTCCGATTCTGATGTTCACCGTCAGGAGTTCGCGCGCGAGGTCCAGGCGTGGGGAACCAAGCAGGGCATCGAGATCAAGCAGGCGGATGTGTTGCGGTTCCTCGGGCACATCGGGTTGTTCATCCGTGGTGAGCGCTCCGACACCGGTCATGCGACTGCTGATGCGCTCAAGCGCGGGTTGGCCTTCACCCATAAGGATGTGGCGCGCAACGGATACGCGTACGCGGTAGGGAAGCTGACCCCGTCTGGTCAGGACTACGCGTGGAAGCGCATCACCAAGTACGTCGAGGCCAATGGCTCCCTGGAGTTGCCGCGCGAACTGCGAGGCGGTGACCCGGCATGAAGTTCTCCGGTGAATACCTGTACCGGGTCCGCGTGATCCGTTACCCCGAGGGTGCATTCGAGTGCATCGATGAGGAAGCTGACTACTGGGTCCCCACTCCGGGCTGGCAGCCACCTGGTTGGCGTCCTCGCGGCAACTACACACAGATCCTCGGCACCGACGAGTTCGTGTGGCCGGTAACCAACAAGGTGTACGGGTCGCATTCGACAGCGAAGAAGCGGGCTGACCTTCTCGAGTCCTATGGGGCTACTGCGGTGGTTGAGCGTTCCAGCCGGATTGTGTGGCCCGAATCATGAGCTTCTCTTTCTATGCAGAGCCCAGCCAGATCCTCAAGAGAGGCCATGGTGGTGTGACCGTTGGACTCGGGGAAAACAACGGATCCGAATTGGCCTACTTGTACGTCGGTGACGGATACCGCAATGGTGACGTTCTCCTGGACGCCGACGAACTCACGGATCTGATCGACCAACTCACCATCATCCGCAACGCGATGAGGGAGGCGCGATGACGTTTCATTCTCGCCCGAGGCCTCCGATTCAGCATTTCCCGAAGCCGAAGAAGCCTTTGTTCCAGTCGAAACCGAAGGATGCGAAATGAGCACTCCCAGATGGGCCACGTTCAAAGAGGCCGCGTCATACCTCCGCTTGAAATCAGACGTGCTGATACGGGAGGCCGTCAAAAACGATGGGTTGAAGGCTTATCCGATCGGTAACGGTCGGGAGGCGCGTGTTGACCTGAATGAGGTTGATGAGTGGATGAAGTCGCGTAGCTATGAGCCGAGGTCCGCGTGAGTACGTCTGCTCCTAAGCATCGGAGTGTGTGTCAACTGTCGGGTGAAGTTCGCCCGTCTGGGTTGTGGAAAGCGTTGGCGGAGTTCGACGCAAAGCAGATGAAGGAAGCGGCGGAGTTGGATGCGTTGCGTGAGGAAAACGCACGGTTGAGGTGCCGGCTGCAGGAACTGGGGGAGTCAGCATGACCCGCGAGAGAGATCAGGCAGACTTTTCAGGCCTGGTGCTCATGTCGGTAGTCGCCGCCCTGGACGGTAGCCCGTGGGTTACGAAAGGTCATTTACGGGAGCTGTCAAGCGAAGTAGCCGCCGTGGCGGTGGAAAGGATGTCCGAGACAGACTCCTTTTTCCTACCGGACGGAACTCTCTTTGAGAAGCGCGACAGCGACCTAGACGCACTCGCCACCGCTGTCCGCGAGGCGTTGGAGCCGATCCGCGAACTACACCACCCAATCGATGAGCACGGCGATTCTGTCGAAGAGTGCAGCGAGTGTAGACACCGTTGGCCCTGCGATACCGCCAAGCTGATTTACACCTCTGAGGAGCTTCAGTGAATCTTGTTGAGCGTTTGAATGCCAGGTTTAACAACGTGATTCATGACGGGCTCGCGGCGTTTGGCGGCTGGGTGGATCCGTGGTTGGCGCGCCTGGAGCGTCAGGCCATGTCGAATGCGTTGGGCCGGGATTTTGGTCCGTTCAACTATGAGCGCGCGTTGCAGTATTCGGCCGAGGTGTTGGCTGAGGCGGAGGCTGAGGAAGAAGTCCACGAACCCGCCCGGTTCCTCTACTTCTGTGATCGCTGCTTCGCGCAGATGGATCAGGGTTACCACGACTCCAACGGTGGCATTTGCATGGACTGCTCGATGGCGGAGGCCGCTGCCGAAGAAGTCCACAAACCGTCTGTCGGGCATCGGGTTTCGGCAGACCAGTCATCTGCTACGGCAGGTGACATTGGTCCCGGCGCGGGCATGGTTCCCCCGCCCCCCGCGCCGGGACCCTCCAACCCACTGAACACTTACGTCGCAGGTCCACTCGGAGAAGCCATCCCCGGTGACGAGTTCATGGAGTTGGGGGAGTTCCTGGACACCGCCACTGCGGAGGAACTCGCCGCGATGCGTCGGCAGCGTGAGGTGTCCGAGAGCGATCTCGCGTCGGACATCGCAGGGGCTTGCTACACGTGGTCTCACACGCCCATAAGGGTCAAAGAGTCGTCGTACATCGCCAAGTACCTGATGGAGAACTATCACATCACCCCGAGATAGATAGGAACACAGGACTAATGAACCTGAAGACAGCACGAGCCGCGATCGAAGCGATCCTCGCCGCTATCCCCGATGAAGAGTTGCCTTCGTTCGACCGTATGGAGCACGGAGCCGATGGACGAGTAACCGCCTGGTATGGGGACACTGGCCGGATCCTGGGAAGCGCTACCCGTGGTGGCATCCGTAATTCCGAGGTGTACCGGACCGGGGCGTCGTGGAGCGCCATTGAAGGCGAGATGGCTTACCGGGCCGACAAAAAGCTTCTGGAGAACAACGACGAGCCCGCTGGCTTGTTCTGAGATAGGCGGGCCGTCGCCCCATTGCGCGGGACGACGGCCCTAACACCGGAAACAACACAACCAATGAAAGGCACTTCCGATGCTAGATCGAGATTCTAAACCCGCATGGTGGGACAACCACCAAACCAACTGGTCCGACCTGCCCGTCACCCGCAACGCCCCCATGGCTGACCTGGACCTATTGAAGGAACTGGAGGACCTGGCGGAGCTGGTGTTGATCCACACGGAGAGTGTGTCGTGGTTCCGCCCGTTCCTGCCGCCGGTGCATTGGGAGAACGAACCCACGATCTGGGAGCAGATGAACGGCGACGCCGTTGTCGGGTTGCTGCGTGACTACCTCACCGAGGGAGAAGCAGCATGAGGCGCAACGAGAAGTCCTGGCGCTACTGGTGGACGACGCCCCTGCTGATCGCCGCAGGCATCATCGGCCCCGGACTCGCCGCACCCGCAGCGAAAGCAGATATCACGTCCGACGCGTTCGTGATGGCACTCGACTCCGAAGGCATCACCTACAGCTCCAAACCGGCCGTCATCAACGCCGGAAAAGCCGTATGCGACGTCCTCGACACCGGCTACACCATGTACGAAGCCTCAGTCTTCGTGTACAACAACTCCAACCTGAACCTGTATGACTCAGGCTATTTCGTGGGTGCCGCAACCGCATCGTTCTGCCCTGAACATTTGAGCGGCACGGGGTGGGTGTGATGCCGAACTCCCCGTTCATTCAGCTGGCTGAAGTTCACACCGACGACTGGCGTTCCCGCGCGATCTGCACCCACAAGGACGGCGACATTTGGTTCCTCAACGAATCCGGCCACTACGTCAACGACGCCGCCCGCCGCATCTGCTGGACCTGCCCTGTCCAATCGCCATGCCTCAAATTCGCGTTGCAACACAACGAGGCCGGCGTGTGGGGCGGGTTTTCGGAGAAGGAACGTGCCCGCATAAAGCGTGGCGAGCTGGCACCGGTGAAACCGGCACGGTTCACCGAGAAGGAATGCTTGCAGTGCGGTGAGGTGTTCGAGCCGGTCACCCGCAGGGCAAGGTTCTGCTCGCAGAAATGCAAGAAGCGCGCCGCGAATGCGTTGCGGTCACAACCGTCCCTGAAGATCTGCACGCAGTGCGGCGGCGAGTTTATGGGGACGTATGCGAAGACCTGCTCGAATGAGTGCCGACGGGCGCAGAGGTGGGGCGCGTGAGCATCGACTGGTTCGCCGTGGAATGCGCCGTGAACGGAACTCCCATGCGACTTAACACCGAAGAGCGCCGAATGCTGGTGCGGCGGCGCCCGAAACTCCCCGAAGTGGAGTTGGCGCGAAGGGCGCACTGCACGGTCCGCACCATCGAACGGGACAGGGCTGAACTGCCTGCAGCAAAGCTGCAATCCTGCCCGGTGTGCGGGGAGGACGCGTGGGTCACGACCGATGGCAACATGGAAGCCCACCCAGACAGGCTGTTTCAGGAATGCCCACTGTCGGAGACGGATTGGGAATCCCGTATCGCTGCAACAGTCATCTGGTTGTCTCGGCGTATCCGTAGCGGTGACTCCCTGCCCGTGTGGGCCTATCTGACAAGCCTCCCGGAAACCGAACGCACTCAACTGTTGATGGCTGCCCTTGCCGGTGTGCCAGATGTTGAGGACCCGTTCGCGTGGATCACAGAACTGGAGTCCGTTGCATGACCCTGCTCAATCTGTCGTTCATGCTCGCCGCAGCGGTGGAGGACAAGCATGCGTGGCGTGACCTGGCACGGTGCGCCGAAGTGGACCCCGAAGTGTTTTTTCCCGAGAAGGGTAGAAGCGCGAAGCCAGCTAAACGGATCTGCAGCCGGTGCGAGGTTCGGGTCGAATGCTTGGAGTTCGCGTTGGCGAATCGCGAGAACTACGGGGTGTTCGGTGGGTTGTCGGAGCGGGAACGGCGGCCTCTGCTCAAAGCGATCGGTGAGGATCAGGTGGCATGAGCAACGGGAACAGGCTCACCCCAGAGCAGGTGCAGACGATTCTGTTGATGACTCGTGAGGGGTGTTCCGCCAAGCATATTGGGGAAGTGGTGGGTTGTTCGGCTCGGACGGTGGTTCGGGTTCGGGCGGCTGGTGATGCCCGCCTGGCGTCGCCGGATCAGTTTGTTCCGTTGAGCCAGGAGCAGAAAGATTTCGCCCAATATTTGCTTGATGACGGCGCACCCTATAACGAGGTTGCCCGCACGTTGGGTGTGAGCCGGACAACGGTCGAAAAGTATTTCCCTGGTTACGGGTGGTCGAAGAAGCAGGCTGCCGAGTTCAGAGCTCTGGTCAAGAAGTTCCGCTGGTTGGAGGCTTCGTGATGTGCGTGTGTGGCCATAACCGGTCCCGTCACCGCTACCAGTGGGACAAGTTCCGGGGACGGTGGGACACGGGTTGTGACGCCACCAACTACCACGGCCCAGCCGGGCATGAACGCTGCCACTGCTCCGAATACCGAGACAAGGACGAAACATGATCCACACGAGGAAGTCACCACGAACGTTCGACACTCGAATCATCGAGGTTGGTGACAACGTGAAAGCCGGTGCAGCAGCGCTCGACTGCAGGAAACCGGAACCCGCCGCCGCACAAGCCGCCTTCGACGACGCCCGTTGTCTCCTCGACGAGCTGCTGACAGAAACGACCTGGATACCGGACAGGCCAGCGGTGCAGAAAATGTACCGGGCGTTGGAGGAAGCCGTCAGGTTGATGAAACTTGCTCCGAATAACAAGAGAGTTCAGGGCGCGGTGATTGAAATTGCGGATCGGGTTCTTGGGGCGTCTATCAGGATCGCAGACAGGTGGACAGCATGAGCGACAGGATCGAAGCGACTCTCGGGCAGATGTTTCGGGACCACTTCTTCGACGACACCTACCCGGAAGACGAAACCGAGTGCTGTGTTGAAGAGTTCCTGGAAGCGTTGAAAGCGAACCGCATCGCACTCGTAGAACTCCCCGAACCGTACTTTGTGCATTCCGCTACTGATGACGTTAACGGCTATGCCGACTGGGAGTATCCGCACGGGTCAATCGCAACCACAGACGACGGCACGATCATGTGGGGGCCGTGGCATATCACAGACCCTGAGAAGGTTCGAGCTGCCGCTGCCGCACTCCTCGCTGCCGCTGCTGCTGCGGAGGTGACCGAATGAGCGACGTGGACGTTGACAGGCTCGCGAAGCTTCGCGAACCATTCCCCGCCAACCAGATCGGAAAGCTGCCGAAGGGCGGCATCACCCTCGACTTTGTTGGCCATGGTTACCTCACCGCCCGCTTCCTCGACGTGGACCCGCTGTGGACATGGGAACCGTTCGCAGTCGGGGACAACGGCCTACCCCTCTTGGACGAACAAGGCGGCCTGTGGATCCGCCTCACGATCTGCGGTGTCACCCGCATCGGATACGGCGACGCCGGCGGCAAGAAAGGCCCCAACGCCGTCAAAGAAGCCATCGGTGACGCGCTCAGGAACGCGGGCATGAGGTTCGGTGCTGCTCTCGACTTGTGGTGCAAGGGAGACCCAGACGCCCCCGCACCGCCCGATCCTGCGGTGGCTGAACGGAATGCTCTGCTCCACGAGCTGGGGGATGCGTGCGCTGCTCTGACGCTTGATGAGAAGACGGTTGCTGCCCAGTTCTACGGCAAGTACAAGGTGACCGCGAGGAACGCGAAACCCCAGCAGTTGCGGGAGTTCATTGACGACCTCATGGAGAACGGTGCCCCCGCATGAGTCGCCGGTTTACGGGGTTTCCCCCGGAAGTCAAGGAACTGATCCGGGAGCGTGCTCACGGTCGTTGTGAACGCTGCGGTGAGTACGCCTCGGACGCTACTGCACACCATCGCAGGCCCCGGGCTCTCGGCGGCTCTCGCCGCGAAGACACCAACCTAGCGTCCAACGGGCTGTGGGCTTGTGGTGCTTGTCATCGTTGGGCGGAGTCCTATCGGGCACAGGCGTTCGCCGACGGCTGGCTTGTTCGTCAATCCCAATCCCCTATCACTGTTCCCGTCCTCTACAGGGGCAACTGGGTGTTTCTCGACGACGACGGGTTTGTTTACCGAATCCCCACGGAGTCAGCCCAATGAACCCGTACTACCAGGACGACCAGGTCACCCTGTACCACGGCGACTGCCTCGACGTGCTCGCCGAACTGCCCGACAACTCGGTCGACAGCGTCTGCACAGATCCGCCGTATGGGCTCGATTTCATGGGTAAGCACTGGGACACGGGCGCGGTCGCGTTCGATGTCGCCGTCTGGGGACATGCCTTGCGTGTGTTGAAACCTGGCGGGCACCTGCTCGCGTTCGGCGGTTCGCGCACCTGGCACCGGCTAGCGGCGGCGATCGAGGACGCGGGTTTCGAGATCCGTGACTCCATCGCCTGGCTGTACGGCAGCGGAATGCCCAAGTCGCTCGACGTATCCAAGGCCATCGACCGGGCCGCAGGTGCCGAGCGGGAGGTTGTTGGCCCGAACCCCCGCGCCGGACAGCAGACGCCGAAGCGGGACACCACAACGCTAGGTGCATTTGCTGGGTCGCCCTCGACCCTCACCGCCCCCGCGACCGATGCCGCCAAGCAGTGGCAGGGCTGGGGCACGGCGCTCAAGCCAAGCCACGAGCCAGTGGTGGTAGCACGGAAACCGCTGGCGGGCACGGTGGCTGCGAATGTGTTGGAGCACGGCACCGGCGCGCTCAACATCGACGCCTGCCGAATCGGCACGCAAGGAGGTGGATCAATATGCCCTGGCGGCGATGCGTGTTCATGCACCAACAAGATATTTGGCGGCACTAAGCATCCTGCGCGGCGCGACGGCGAGTATGGCCGCTGGCCGACGAATGTTGTGCTCGACGACGCGCAGGCCGCCGAGCTCGACGCGCAAACCGGCGTCCAAAAGTCCGGCACGGCGGTGCAGCGCAACGGCGGTGGGCAGAAGATATTCGGAGGCATCGCGGGCGGTGAGAGAAGTGCGGGTGCCCGACCTGACGCCGGGTACGGCGACAGCGGCGGCGCGTCGAGGTTCTTCCCGGTGTTCCGCTACGAGGCGAAAGCACCCGGCACGGAACGCCCCAGCGCGAACGGTGTTGCCCACCCGACAGTCAAACCGCTCGACCTGATGCGCTGGCTCGTGCGGCTCGTCACCCCGCCGAACGGTGTCGTGCTCGACCCGTTCGCTGGATCCGGCACGACCGCCGAGGCGTGCATCCACGAGCACAAACGTTGCATCACCATCGAGCGCGAGGCGGACTATCTGCCGCTCATCGTCAACCGACTCAGCAAGCCGATCGAGATCGGGTTCGACTTCGAGGAACCCGCCTGATGAACCTCGAACTACTGCTGAGCATCCGTGCCCGCCGCCGTTCGCACCGTTCCGCGTGGGGACATCCACGACCACCCGCACCACCGAAACCACAACCCACACAGGAGAACCGATGAGCAACCTCACACCCGAACAACTCGAAGCGATCGCCTACATCGTCCTCGCATTCACCGGACCCCCGTCGCTGGCGTACTTCCTCGTGAAGGGGCTGTTCAGGTGACGTACACGGTTTCTGGGACGTGGCCCCATTACATCGTCACCGGTGGAACCGAACCACCGAAATGCTTCAACTCCACCGTCACCGTCGTCAAATACCTGGAACAGATTCTCCAGCAAGGAGACACCATCAACTGGCAGGTCCCATGATCACCGTTGCTTGCGGCGAATGCACCCGCACCCAAGGCCGATCGGTCACCGCCGAGTTCACCAGCACGGACGACGCTGAGGCGTTCATCCGCCGACACCACGCGCTCGCTGATCACAGGGCACACATCCCGGAAGAGGCGGCCTCGTGAGTGATTGCTTGTTGTGTGATCATCCCCGCTCCACCCACACACCCCAATGCCGAACCCGGCTGGGTGTGGATGCGGATGACATGACCCGGTACACGCAGTGCCTATGCCCAGGATTCGAGGCCGGTCTGTGTGAGGTGTGCGGCGGAAACGGATGCGCAGACTGCGAGGAGGTTTGATGCGGAAAAACGTGTTTTACCAGCGGGTTTCGGGTAGTATCGAACGTGAGTACGAAGACGGCCCGGGCGGTGCTGGTAACACCGTGACCCCGGGCCTAACCACTGGATTGGAGTGGCTGTGACTGATGATAGTCCACGCATCCCATACGACTGGGCAAGGGTGGAATGTCCTACCTGCGGATCTGAGCCGGACACCCGGTGCAGATCCAAGTCGGGACGAACAACCGACGTTCACATGAAGCGCGTAGATCTGGCATCCGAGCGTTACGCCGAGATTCGAAGGTGGCGCATCCACAACGCCGTCGTGAAAAAGTTGTTCGGCGGTGATGCGTCGTGAGGATCAGGTCCATCAAGCCTGAGTTCTGGCGGTCCGACGACATCACCAAACTGCCTATCTCGACCCGGCTCACGTTCATCGGCTTGTGGTCGTATGTAGATGACAACGGTGTTGGCGCAGACAAACTCGTCTCCATCGTTGCCGATCTGTACGCCGATGAATTTGCACGCGAGCCTCTAGAGACCCTCAAGAGAGTCACTGAAGATCTGGAGAGACTAGCCAGCGGTGGACAGGTGACCCGCTATAAAGCCGTCCACAACGGAAGTCTCAAGGATCTGCTGTACATCACCAAGTGGAAACAGCATCAGCGGGTGAATCACCCCAGTCTTGGCCACAAATATCCACTCCCACCAGCGGATATGGTCAACACGGCAGTGTCCCTCTTGAGTTCCTCTGGAGACCCTCACGAGAGTCTCACCCACGAACAGGGGAACAGGGGAACAGGGGAAGGGGAGCAGGGGAGCAGGGGAGCAGGGGACGAGGAAGTCCCGCTTCCGCCCGAGCCACCGCCCGGACCGTACGACTCACCCCCCGTCGTCGTCGACACGGAACCGGTCTCAATCGAACTCGTCAACAAGCCCTCGAAGCCGCAACCATCCTCCGCTTCTAAGACCGTTGTCCGGCAAGAGCTTGGAAGCAACACCTATCCAAGAGCCACTGTTGATCGGCTGGCAGTCCAGGTTGAGAAGCTCACCCGCGAGGGACAGCCGGACGCCCTTATCCGGGAAGCGTTGCGTGAATGGGAACGAAGGCCTAACTGCAACCTCCCTGAGTACCTGCCAACAGTCCTCGGGGATGTCATCAAGTCGTCTCGATCAAGCAACCTCACCGCCGGCGAAGCGAAGGTCCTCGGATGGGCTGGCCTCGGAAACCCTGACCAGAGAAAGGCAATCGGACAATGAGCGACTCTTATCAGATCGCGGCAAATGCTCTTGCGAAGTGCGCCGCATACGACCCGTGGTTTCCTCAGCCGAACCGCGCCACCGTCGAGGCGTGGGCTGAGCAGATCGAACTGTGGAAGTTCAACCAGGCCGACGTGTTGGCCGGGGTGACGAAGATGTATTCCGATCATGGGAGCGGGTTTCGTCCGTTGCCGAAGGATCTTGTTGATGCTGCACGTGCGATCCGGCGGGATCGGTGTGAGCGGGAGACTTCGGCGGAACGTGAGGCTCGTGAGGATGCCCGTGATGCGGAGTTGGAGCGCCGGCTGGCTGCGGCGGTTGGCCGGGTCGCTGAGATGAAGTCGATCGATCGTGCCTGACCGGTACGGGGATCCGACACCGGAGCCGCGGGTGTTTGTGCGTCCGAGGGTGAATGCGTTGTTGGTGCGGTGTTCGTGGTGCAAGGCGGGTGTGGGTTCTCGTTGTGTGGTTGCGGGGACGGATGTGGTGTTGCGGCGGTCGTCGTTTCATGACGTGAGGGTTCGGGATGCGGAGTTGGCGGCTACGGGCGCTTTGGCGCGTGGGCGGATGTCATGAGCGGCGGCGACAAGGGGGAGGGTGTGAAAGTCGCTCCACGTGGCGTACAGCCCCCGCAATCAACAACAGGAGACGAACAGTGACCGGCAAGTGGAAGGTTCGGTTGGCTCGCCGGCGCGACGGAAGCCTCTACACGTACATCCGTATGTGGAACGTGTTCACCCCGGAGGGCCAATTTTCGGGGTCGTTCGACACGTGGGGTGAGGCGATGCGGTGGGCGACGGACATCACCGCGCATGTCGAGTTTTTCTTGGGGTTCCACGAGGAGTCGCGGTGACGATGTTCGTATCGAGCCCGGATGATCCGCGTGTCTCGCACGCACAGAACGCGCGGTCGTGTGACATCTGCAAAGCCCCCAAAGGCACACCCTGTAGCAACACGATTCGTCCGGGGAAGCCGCTGCCCGGTCGGGTCATCCACTTCGGGCGGCTGACAGATCGAGGCAAGGAGAACAAACATGACAACGCCGAATAACCCGATGCCTCCGACTGACGTGCGGATCGTTTATCGCAACGGCATGGAGGTGGAGTGCCCAGTCAAGTACCTCGGGTTCCTTCCATATCCGAACGAGGACGTTGCGGTTCGGTATCACACCTGGTTGGTGGTGAACGAGGGTCCGTTTGATAGCCGTGAGGGCGACAAGATCAAGTTCGACTTTGCCTCGGGGACTTCTCCGATGGTGCTTCGTGTTGAGGGGACCGGTCCCCGTGAACCGAAAGGCGGCGAATGACAACGCTGAATGATCCAGTGCAAGTAAGAGCAATTATCGCCGCACCGATCCGCGAATGCTGGGGTCCAGATTCCCCGTACGAGCATGTGGCAATGCGCATCATCGCCGCCCTGAAGGCTAACCGTATAGCCCTAGTAGAACTACCCGAAGCGACATACGCGGATTATCCGGACGAATGGTCTTCACGCATGGCAGAAGACGAATGGGACACCTGGGTTGACGGGCGCGGAAATATCCAGGTTCGCACTCAGGGCTACGCCACGGCGGACGGCGCACGGAATCTGGCTGCCGCCCTTCTCGCTGCTGCGGTTGTAGCCGAGGGGGAAGACAAGTGAGTGATGTTGTGGAGCGCGTGAAAGCAGCACTGGAAGCCCTGGGCGATAAGGGGCCGTGGACTATCGACTCCGAAGACGGCGAGCCGATTATTCACGAAGCTCACCACTATGACTCGACGGATGAGTGGTACGACGTGGACGGGGCGAACGGCGGGTGGGTGGCGCACTGCGAAGACCTCCCGGTGGCAGAGTTCATCGCCCAGGCGCGCACTCTCGTGCCCGAGCTGGTCGCTGAGGTTGAGCGTCTTCGGGCGCAGGAAACACGAATCCGAGAACTGGCTGAGCGCGTGGCTGAAGTACGCGCTTGGTCCGAACCCGACGGGCCGACGTGCGACGAAGCGAACGCGCTCAACGCGCTTGGCGAAGACATCCTCGCTGCACTGGATACCGAGGGGGAACAGTGAACCCCGAGTTGCGTGCTGTACTCACAGAAGCCCAGCAGTCGGTCATCCGAGAACGGGTGTCGATGGCGCTCCATGCTGCCGAATCGAGCTGTCTGGAACAGGGCCAGGTCCCCGGCTATAGCGCGATGGCCGAGGCTGCGGTTACTGCACGAGAGGACCTACTGCAGCTTGCGTCAATTGCTGACGCGTATGGATACCTCCTGTTGGAGACAACCCAAAAGCGACGGGATTTCGTGTGTCGGGAAGCGCGCCGATGGGTTACAGGGGAGGAAGCGTGAGCGGGGAAACACGGGCACGACGCAGAATCCGCCAAGCCGTTGAATCGCGCGGCTACCGTGTCGAATCCATCGACTACGAACCTTGGTACAACGCGGGCGAAATGATGGGCATCGCCGGTGGCTGGTGGATCGAGCTAGACCGCCCCTACGTCGAGCACACCATCCCAGGGAATGACCTCCAGGGACTGAGTGTCGAAGAGGTGCTTGCCCAAGTTGACTACTGGTTGAAACCCGCAGAACCATGCGGATGCGACAGGAACCACGACCCCATGACGGCCTGCCGACTCATCAACGACCCATGTAAACCCACGCACGATCCTGGTTGTCCTCATCACCTGAAGTACCACCTACCGTGGTGGCCCGCCGCAGGGGAGGAAGCATGAGCGACGACGCATTCCGGGCATCCGTAAAAGCCGCAGTGGACAAGTACGGCATCACCGCCGTGGCAGCCAAGTGTCAGACAAGCCTCCTGGTCGTACGCAGATGGGCCGAAGGGTTCCCCCCGTATGGCGCCGCAAAGGCATCTGTTCTGAAAGCAATCGACTCTTTGGAGGAAGCGTGAGCAGCGAAGCCCAGAACGTGATCGCTGAGGTAGTGCGCGCACACCCGCAGGCTGACGAGTATGGCTATCCGGTTGAGGAATGCTGCTGCGGTGCCACATTCTCGGGTGACTACGCAGAACACGTGGCTTCTGAGGTTGATAAAGCCCTCGGAGGGCTCAGGCCTGAGTACATCGCACGACACGAGTCCGGCGGCGGGACCATCCACGGAACGCGTGTGAACGCTGAGATTGCGATGCGCTCCTACGTGGTTTTCCCTCCCGGTGTCGATGATCCCGGTTCAGGCAGATTGACCGGTATTGAATCCCGTTGGGTGTCGGGATGGAGCGAGGCATGAGCGACCGGTTCTACGTCCTGGACTGCGATAGGTGCGGGAAAACCCTCGGCTGGACCACCAACGCCGCATTCCCGACGTGCGGGTTGACGCGGTGCACCGACTGCATGCGGGAGGCGATCGCGTGATTCAGGTTCATTGCAAGGAGTGCAACCGTGTCTGGGACCAGTCGTGCGAAGACTGCGCCGAATGGAAAGCAGACCGCCACGCCATCGCGTCGGGGCATACGGATATTCACATCATCCCGGACACCGCACCACCGCGGCCTGTGGTGGATCAGGGGTGGGCGGAATGGCTCACGAAAGGACCGCCGTTCTGATGCCGAAAACACCTGAAACCCCGCGTCTTATCAGGGGTTGAATCGACGACCGTTCGCCATCCGACCTGGTGGTCCGCAGTTTCTACAGCGCGCACATGTTTCTGATTACCGAGAACCGCAGGGAGAGAATGACTATGAAGGCACAAACGCACGGGACAGACGTCCCGCATTTGAGCTCTGAACACCGCGATCGAGCTTGGCGCGATAGGTTCAACGCCCGCTGGCACTATGACTACGGCGGGTGGATACGCACCAGGCCGCAGGATGATGCGTCGACATTCGCCTTGATCCCCGACGAGCGCTACGGGCCGTTCGTTGAGGACCACTCGTGCCCTTACTGCCTGGTCATACATCCACCCCAGGAGTGCCCCGTCCTAAGCAGGTACGCCAGCAGGACACAAGCGGATACAGCCGCAGAGGACCCCAGATAACCGCCGAGCACATCGAGTTCGCACGGGAAGAAGCCCGCCAAGCCGCATACGAGTCAGCGACCACTCACGCTCTGATCGCTATCGCCCAACTACTAGCCGAAAAGGACCACACCTGATGGGCATGTACACAGAGTTCTACTTCCGAGCCAACATCACCGATCAGCCCGCCACCCAACCTGACTCAATCGTTGATTGGCTCGACAACAACATCAACGGAAATGCCAACTTCGAGCACCCGTTCGACGACCATCCGTTCTTCTCCACTCCCCGATGGTCATCAGTATTCATAGGCGGCGGCGCGGTCTACCAAGAGTCCCGAACACCAATCTTCCGACGGAAAAACCCCTTCGGAGGTGTGACCTACAAACATCAGTTGGTCATCGCCTCTTCATTGAAGGACTACGGCGACGAGATTGCAGCATTCGTGGACTGGATCGGACCGCACCTGGACATGCATACCGGAGATTTCCTCGGTTACAGCCTGTACGAGGACTGCTGCGACGACAGCGACCACTATCGGGAACACCCACGGTTGTTCTTCATGGGTCGCGGTGAGGTGATCGCATGACCTTGTCTGTGATTCTCGCTTCCCAGGCCCGGTTCCTCACTGAGAGCCCTGTTTGTCCGGCGTGTTTCCAGCCCCGCATCGAGCATTCCACCGACTGCAAAGGACACCACAAATGAGCGTCGATGTCGGGTCGGTTGTGCAGTCTGAACCCAACCAGGAGGGAGATCACTGATGTCCATGATGTGGGCGAACGCAGCGATCGCGCGGAGCAAGACCGATGGCTAACGGAGCGACGGTGAGCCAACTGATGAGGCACCGTAAACGACAGACACGACTGGGCACGCAGTGCGCCTGCGGCGCCCCGTCGTGGTCGTGGCGGCATATCGCGGAGAGCGAGATACGCTCGCTGCTCGACCCGATCCTGTGGCGGTACGGCTGGTACCGACGCTTGATGACACCCACCTACCAATGCCCCGAGTGCCGCCACGCCTACCACTACTGCAAGTGTTGAGTGAGTGAAACTGATGGCTGAACAAGACACCCAGCGACAGCGCGCGTCGGCTCAAAAACCGAACGACACCGCCGAAGCAACCACCAAACCAAAACACATGAACCCCAACAAACTCCGATACACCCTCTACCGGCTCACCATCGACTGGCTCCACCTTCACACCCAACTCCCCACACCACCACGCCAACAAACCCTCCGACACACCAAAACCCACACCTACGGACACCCCGCCGAATGGGCCAGCGACACCGCAGCACTCATCTCCGACATGCTCACAAGCTGGCACGACTACCTCGCCGAACAACGCAACGAAACCCCACCACCCCACGGAAACGAACAAAAACGAATCATCGCCGCCTGGAAATACCTCGAACCACGCTGCGAACAACTCACCCAACTCGTCACCCACGACGACCTCAAAGAACTACCTGACCTGCACCACCGAATCCTCCGCATACTCGGATTCGCCAAAGCACCCAAATACATACTCCCCGTGCCCTGCCCATCCTGCGGACTACTCGCCATGGAACGCACCATCGGAATGGGCGGCAACGACTACATCGCATGTGGCAACCCCGACTGCACCTACATCGTCCGCGACGACCCCGACGGGAAAAACTACAAATGGCTCATCCGCGTATGCCTCGACACGCTCATCGAGTCCGAACAACAACAAGCCGGTTGATCTTTCGTGTAAGATGACTGCCAGTAGAAGAACTATGCCCGCACCCGGACGAGCTTTCGGGTTTGTGGGCATTTTTCATGCTCACATCCGGTGAAGGGACCCGAGCTAGATGGCAGGAACCGCAGTCCTCACCCCTGACGGTATCGACACACTCGTCACCGCAGCTGAAGCAGCCGCACTATGCGGTGTCACCACCAGCACCATCTATGTGTGGGTCAACCGTGGCACCCTCGCACCGTCCGGGAAAAACCGCACCGGGCACAACGTTTACCGCGTCCTGGATGTAGCCAAAGCTGAACACGCTACCCGCGTAAAAGCCAGGCGGCACCGATGAGTGCTTTCCCTGCGCCGCGCACACTGACCGAACGCATACAGGGCGCGCATTTCAATCTGAAACTTGCACGGCAGGCAGGCAACCCGGACATCATCGCCGCCGCTGAACGCATACTCGACCAGCTGCTTGACCGGTACCCGCGCAAATGAGCGACCTCACGGACTTCCTCACCGAGACGCTGAACAACCTGGTTCACCCCGGCGACGAAAACACCAAACCCTTCCCGATCCTCCTGCCGGGACTACGAACTGTCAGTGTCCCCCCGGAACTCGCCGGCCAGTTCGCTGAAGAGGCAGGCCTACCGCACCTCGACACCCCGAAACTGGTCGCGGAAGCGCTCGCCGCGGCGATCACCCAAAACTATGTGATCCTCACACGCGAAGAGCACGAACAACTACGCCAGAAAGCAGCCGACGCACCAACCGGGCATCGCGTCATCAACATTCGCACCACACCCACGGGCCAGCCTGTCCTGTCGATCACCATCGACAAGGCAAGCAACGATGTTGTTGTCCCCGCGAAAGCGTTGCAGAAAGCAGCTGAACAGTGATCCACATTGAAGTTGACGGGAAAGTGCTCATGCACGCCGATCCTGGCGAGTGGACCACCACGCCACCCGATGTTCCAACAGTCCAAAAAGCAGGCCCCAACGAACCGTGGATGCTTCTAGTCCAAGCGGCGCTCGCCAAAGCCGCCACCCTCGCGATGGCCGGGGCGAAACACGAGGACACCACAATCCGCGTGACCACACGCAAGAACGGCTGGATGCTGGACTGCACCAATGGATGACGCTGCCCGCGCCCGACTCGAACTCCGCCGATCCAACGCTGCCCAGCCGCACCGAAACCGGCACCGAGAACGCAAAACCGGACGTACCACAGACCGCACCATCTGCTACTGCGGCGACGCCGACTGCCCAGACTGCGGCGAATGGTACGAGTGACGAACTGAGCCCACACATGACCGACGTCGTGATCAACGGAACCCGATACGTTCCCGAAACCACCAACGGAACTCCAATCGGAATCGGAGTCACCACCCGAAACCGGCACACCATCGCCGACCGGACTATCGAACACATCCGCCGCCACACCCCCAACGCCAAACTCGTCATCGTCGACGACGCCAGCGACCAGCCATACCCGGCAGCGACCTATCGGTTCCCTCAACGAGCCGGCATCGCCCGCGCCAAAAACAAATGCCTCGAACTACTCAACGGCTGCGAACACATCTTCCTGTTCGACGACGACTGCTACCCGATCGCCGACAACTGGTTTCAGCCCTACATCGACTCACCCGAGCCACACCTGATGTACCAGTTCGTCGACCTGGCCGGCGGGCGGAAACTCAACGACGTCACCAAGGTCTACGACGACGGTCACCACTTCGCGCTGACCGGTGCCCGCGGCTGCATGATCTACGTACACCGCAGCGTCATCGAAACAGTCGGCGGCCTCGACCCAGAGTTCGGCGGCTGGGGATGGGAACACCCCTCCTGGTCCGACCGCATCTACAACGCCGGCCTCACCACATTCCGGTACGGCGACGTGTGCGGCTCCAACAAACTCATTCACTCTATGGACGAGCACCTCGAAGTGAAACGCTCCGTCCCCACCGAAGAACGCAAAGCCGTCGCTACCCGAAACGCCGACCTGTACTGGCAACACCACTACACCAGCAGCCACTACATCCCACTCGTCACGCCGGATCGTCGCGTCGTGCTGACTTGTCTGCTGTCCAACAAACCTGACCCGCAACGCAACACACGCATGCGGCCCGACGTCAAACTGCTCGAAACGCTGATCACCTCCATCACCGACGCCGAAACCGTCGTGCTGTGCGACAACCCACTCACCCACCCGCAGGCGTCATTCGAGCGAGTCACCAGCCCAGTAGACAACCCATACTTCGCGCGCTGGTACCTGTACTACCAATGGTTACGCGCCAACCCCGACGTCAAATGGGTGTGGTGCGTCGACGGCACCGACGTCGAAATGCTCACCCCTCCGTGGGAACACATGACCCCCGGGAAGCTGTACATCGGCCACGAACCCGCCGTCGTGGGCATCGACTGGATGCGCGACAACCACAAAGCCACACACCTGCAAACATTCATCGACACCCACGCCGACCACACCCTATTGAACGCGGGGATCGTCGGAGGTGACCGGGAAACCGTCATGACATTCACCCACGACATGATCGCCGACCACGAAGACCAACAACGACGCATCTGGCACAAAGAAGACACCAAAGGCACCATCATCGGTGACATGGCCACACTCAACTATGTTGCCTACACCAAACACGCAGACCGTCTCGTCTACGGTCCGCGCGTCGCCACCGTATTCAAAGCCAACGAACGCAACCCGTGGAGCTGGTGGAGGCACAAATAAACATGGACCAGAACCTGAAACCCGGCGACGACGTATGGGTTGACTTCGACGGAATCGAACACGAAGGCACCGTCGAGAAAATCCAATCCGGAGGCTGGGTCAGATGCTCCATCGTCATCGACCCTGAATACGACTACGGCAGCATCACACCACGACTCACACCACACTCCACCGTCGCCGTGAAAACCACACACATACGACCAAAGACCTCGTGAACAACGCCCGCCCAGCCGGAGCAACGTGGAGACACACAAATGGGCCTCGCAACCATCACCATCCACCGACGCACCGTGCACAAGCAGTTCACCAATCAGATCGCCTGGGAGAAAGAACTACAGGCATACCGCACGATGCCATGGGCCACGCCCAAACTCATCGACTTCGGGCCGCTGTGGATCGAGGTCGAACGCTGCACCCCGATCCTCAACATCCACCCCAACTGGTCCCGGCGCTACGCCGAGCCGCTGTGGGATATGCTCGCCGCCATCCACGCCGCCGGCTGGTGGCACTGCGACCCCTGCCTGATCAACGTCGTCGTACACCCCGACCGCGGCGTGCTGCTCATCGACTTCGAAAACCTCACACTCGCGACCGGAAACCGCTCCTACGACCTCTACGGCGCACGCGCCGCCGGCGTAGAGCCAGCGTGGCACGGGCCAGGACCAGACGGAGTCCACTGGGGAGGACCGTGGGACACATGCCCCGGACCATACTGGGACCACACATGACCTACACCATCGGCATCGTCGCCCACACCACACGCGCAGAACAAGCCCACCAACTCATGGAAACCGTAGGCGCCGCATACATGAACATCGACAACGGCGCACTCGGATGCGAAAACAACCACCGCAAAGTGTGGCAACACCTCACCCGCCACAACACAAACTGGCTCGTCGTACTCGAAGACGACGCAATACCGTGCAACAACTTCCGCGACCAACTCACCTCCGCTCTAGCGGCAGCACCAAGCCCAGTAGTCTCCCTCTACCTCGGACGCGAACGGCCCCGCGAATACCAACAACGCATCGCCAAAGCCGCCGACACCACAGCCCACTGGCTCACCTGCCGGCGCCTACTCCACGCAGTCGGCACAGCCATCCACACCGACCTCGTACCCCACATGCTCAACAACCTGCCCAACGGCAAACCCATCGACGAAGCAATCACCACATGGGCACGACACCAAGGCCACACCATCGCCTACACATGGCCCAGCCTCGTAAACCACGCAGACACACCACCAGTCATCGCAACCAGAAACGACAACCAACCAAGACCACCAGGACGCGTCGCATGGCGGCACGGCGGACGCGACACCTGGACCGCTGACACCCAACCAATCTGATGCCACGAGCACCCAAAGTCTGCCGACACCCAAGCTGCACCACACTCACCACAACCGGCACATGCCCCCAACACACCACACACCGCTGGGGCAATGGTGCTCGGCGCACAACCACTGCGGCACACAAAGCTTGGTCCAAAGCTGTGCGAGAGCGCGACGGTCGCTGCATGATCCAGCTCCCCGGATGCACGGGCGGAGCAGACACGGCGGACCATATTCACCCAGTCGCTTTCGGTGGCGACGAACTCAGCCTTGCCAATGGCCGGGCCGCCTGCTGGCACTGCCACAACCGTAAGTCCTCCCGCGAAGGACATCGCGCACAAGGCCACAAGCCGCGCGGCTAGATAGATAGAACCAGCCTCGGCTGATCCCCGAGGTGAGAGCAGCCCCGTATCTCCAGGTGCGGGGCTGCTCGCAATTCCTGGAGAGATAGATGACAGCAGTCTGCGAGCAGTGCGGGTCTGACTTTGTGCGGCCAGCGAGACGCGGACGACCGCGACTCACTTGCTCGGACTACTGTAAGCGCGCCAGGCGCTCGAGGCTTCAACTCGATCGAGACAAGCGCTACCGCGAAGAGCACGGCGCGTGGCGAGAGAAGCGCAGGATGCGCAGCTACCCCGAGACGTGCGGGGTTTGTGGGCGGACATTCGATGCCAAGCGCAAGGGTCAGGCTTTGTGCTCGGTCGAGTGCCAGTTCGCCGTCAGGAATCGGGCAGCGCATGAAGCGAACCGACAGTCGTCCATCCAGCGCAGACTGCCCGTGCTCTACACGGGCGATGGTGTCGTACGTGCGACGCATAGGACGTGGACGTCTGGGTTGTGCGCGAGTTGTGGCGAATGGTTCGTGGCAGGAGCACGCGCACGGTACTGCTCGAATCGATGCGCCCAGCGCGCTCATAGCGAACGCAGGCGCGCTCGTGAGGCCGGAGCGACAACGTCGTCCAGAGTGCGCCGCCGGGAGATCTTTGAGCGTGACGGCTACCGCTGCCACCTCTGCGGCGAAATGACGGACCCCACGCAGCAGGTGCCACACCCGAGGGCGCCGACCATCGACCACGTCCTGCCATTGAGTCGAGGTGGGTCGCACGAGCCCGCGAACTGCCGGTGCGCGTGCTTCCTGTGCAACTCGGTCAAGAGCGACCGTGTGGGCTGGTCACCCCGGCGAATGGCGAGTTAGCTTGACCTGCGGAAACGCCGAGGGGGGGTGGGGGAACCCTGGCTAACCCAGAAACGCTCCCGGAAGGCGC